TATTTTTAATGTAACTAACTCAACTAGAATAAAATTTCGTATTTGTTATACCTCTTTTGTTATTATATTTTCTTCTAATCTGTTTTAATCTCCTTATTTGTTTAACTTGTTATCTTTAACTTGATTATATCTTAACATAACATAACTATAATGTCAATACATAAACATAACTTTTTTTTAAATAAACTTTTATAAGTATAAGCTGTATAGCTTTATAAAGAAAAATATATATATAAATATATATACAAAAAGAAAATTTTCCTTTTAGAAATTTATTTGTTTTATTCCTCTTCGTTTGCAATCTTGTTTGAATGTTATATTGTTTTTCTTTAAATATTTCCTTGCGCTATAAACTGTTTCATCTAAATCTAACAATGCTTTGTTTATTGATGTATAGCGGTTAATACTTATTGCTACTCCTGTTTGATAATGCGTTATAGAATAGCACCTATCTTTTAACTTTACAATAACAACATTTTTGTATTTTGTTTTAAAACACTGTTTCTTTTCTGGCTTCAAATCTTTTAACCTTAAAATATTACATTCCATTATATGACCCTCCTATTTAACGATTTAAGACACTTTATGCCTTTAGCCTATACTTTTATTACTGAACTATATAAACAAGCTAGAAACGTAAAATACAAGCTATAAAAGCTATAATAAAAGGTAGCTTTTTAGGCTACCTAGAATTCAATATATATTTGTATTACTTATGATTTATTTAACACTTTTAAAATACATTCATCCCTGTGAATGCAACAAGAACAATTATAATAACAGCACCATTTACAGGGCTCTTTATTACACCTTTTGACTAATGCTTCTCCACATTGCCACTCAATACAAGGTCTATTTTTATTCACAGCGATTAATTTATTGAATCCTTTGATGTAATCATTTATTTCTTTTTCTGTTTTTAATTCCATGCATATCACTCCTATTTTGTATTCTTCCTAATTTGCTTCTGATAACAATATAACACAGACAATATAATATGTCAAATGTAAATTGTGTATTTTATAAAACAAAAAAGGAACGCTTTTTATACGTTCCCTAAAATGTTTCTTCTTTTAGTTTTTGTTTTGACTTTGGAATGAATCCATACATAGCAATACAATAACTATCTGCTAAATCATCATTTATTTTACAAGGTACTTTCTCAGCTCCTATTTTAACATTTATAACGCCTTTCTTACCTCTGCCTTTATATTTCTCGGCTATGTACTTTAAAAGTCCTTTCTGCTTTAAATAAAGGATTGTAGGATACTTGTTTGGATTTATTCCATATTTATTCTCTTTTGGTTTGCTTGTTCCAATAACTGCATTCTTCCATGCCTTAGTATCTACACTGTACACTTTTATATTATATGCTAGAAATACATCTAATATTGTTACGATTAAACCACCTGTTGTAATTAAATACTGTGAACTCATATGTCCACCACTAAACGTTCTAATTCGCTCTATAATACATTTTATTTCAATAGGCTTATATTCCCTTAATAGCTCATTTAAAATTGATTCTAGGACGCTTCTAAGGTCTTTACGCTTATCATAGTTATTTTTGCATCTCGTAAAATCTATACTATACATTTTCAACAGCTTTTTATCTTCTAATACTGTAATTCCTGTTCGTGTATAACTTTCATCAATTCCTATTACAACCATGCTCCCTTATATACCTTTCCTTTTTAGCTTTTGCAAGTTTCTTTCTAAATTCTATTTTATCTTTCTTTGTGTTCATCTTTGTATCGTTGCATTCACAAAACTGAATTCTTTTTATATGTTCAGAAACCCATGTACTTTTTACAAGTTTAAATGTTTTAAGATTTTGGTTATATAAAAGATATTTGTTTCCTATTTTTCCACAATACAGAATTGTATATACATGTTCTTCTGATTTTAATTTGAATAGCGTTCCAATTTCTACTCTGTTACAATCACTACATCCCATTGTTTTAAGTTCGCTGTCTTTTGAAATCCATCCTATAGTGTAGCCACTTAATAAATTGTTACTGCATCCATATCTATAGAACTTTTGTTCCTTTGTTTGTTCCTTTTTGTTTTTGTTCAAATAGCAACATTCTGCACAACTCATTTTCCTCATGCTTTCAACCACTCCAAACATTTTTCTTTTGTTGTAAATACTGGGTAAATATCTCTTTGTGTTTTTCTGATTCCAGTATCTATTGTACTGTTAATACACAAAAAGTTTTGTTTGTAGCTTTCTATGTTTTCCTTTTTATCTGTTACACACCTAATGGGTTTTAAATTATACAGCGTTTCTTCTTTGCGTACTATACATTCTTTTACAATACATTTTAGAACAACATTCTTTTTTGCCTTTTCCCTTTTACTTACAAATACAAGAAAACATTCCTGCTCCGGTAAAAGCCTTAAATATGTTTTATGTACATTCTGCATCCCTTTACACTCCTTTGTTTCACACTCCAAGCAATCTAGGTACGTTACACGGAGTGCATATGCTTTACAATATTTTGCCATTAATTAGCAATCCTTATCTTTTACAATTTCTAAATATTTATCTAACCATTGAAACACAAAATGAATGTTATATGACCCAAAACCAACATTATAAGATTCGCTTCCTACTTCTTTGTATTTAATTTCAAAATAAAAACCTAGGTTTACTCTTCTTACAACAACCTCCGCTTCTGTTACCTTTATTTTCTCAACTTCCATATCTCCACATTGATTTTTCATAACTTCCATCATTTCTATTTCCATTACTTATACCAACCTTTCTTTTGTTTTTCCATAACACACATCTTTCATGTTGCATTCTTCTGCCATCTTACAATTATATCCTGTACATTTCTTATGCCTTTTTACAAGTTTGTTTTGTTCTAGTAGCTTTGTTTTACTTTCCTGTATTCTTTCCAATCTTCCAATATATTGTGCAATTTCACTTGGGTTATATTCATAATTGTACACTTTAAATTCCTGTGTATTTTTATCATCACACAAAACTATTCCATGATGTATTCCTGTTAAATACATATAAAGCTGACATTGTTTTCTTCCACTTGCATGGTACTTTTGTTTCTTAAATGTAAATGTATTTACGCTTTTGATTTCTACTATGTATGGAATCTTCTTAACGCTTTCATCATATACACTTTCAAGCTTGTAATCAGCTGGTATTTCGCATATTATATCAGGAGTATAGGATAAGTCAAACTCTTCTGCAAAACGGCTATAATCGCAATCTAGAGGCTTACACAAGCCACCCCTAATAAATAGCCTTTGCCACTTCTCATGTATTGCATCACCCTCACTGAATATTCTCCTTAAACCTACTGGAACTTGTTCTCCCTGTAACTGTTTATAAAATAATGATAACACTTGCTGTCGTATACAAAACTTATCATCTGATACAATTACTGCACTGGCGTGTAACCCTTTTCTTTCTGTTGTTTCTGCTCCCCTTGTCATGACACTCTTAAGGAATTTAAGTTCTTTCGGAATGTCTTTATCTAAATAGAATAAACCATTTAACATCTGTTCTATTTCTTTTTCTTGCGTACTTTGTACCTTTGTAAATGTTTTGTCTGCATCCTTTTTAATATCGTCTATTATTCCCATTTTATTCTCCCTGTTCTGAAATTGATAATATATTTGTTTGTTTCAAACCAGTGGTTGTACAGAACCTTGTTCTTGCTTGTTTTTCTGTCTCAGCATAGCAGAAGAATTTATGTTCTGCACTTCCACCACTTGTATAAGTTCGCTTAAATACTATACAATAAAATATCACTCTAACATTTCCTTGTATTTTTTCTTATGTTCATCCATGATTTCTTTTCTAACAGAATCGAGGTCTGCAAAATCAACAAAACCACGTTCATAGAATAATGGGATTTCACAGCTTTGCATTGGATTACAAACTTTGCTTTTTACTACTTTGACTTTCATAATCATTCCTATACGCTCTTTCGCTTCTGTATTGAATGGATTATGGTTAGGAATTTCAATATAACCTTTTCTTGCTACTTGTATTCTAAGTGACGCACTATGTTTTAATTTATGACCGCCCGGAGTTTGTATGTTATCTCCAAAAGGTAATGCATTCATTTTGTCTCTAATCTGATTGATGAATATAACTGTAGTTCCTGTCTGTTCTATTACATCCTCAAGCGTTGGTAAATACTTGTCCATGAGTCTTGCAACTCCACCGATACGCATTTCCTGTTCACTGTCTGTATTTACCGCTTTTCTGATTTTGTCGATATCATCCTTTGGCTGCATTGATGGAACACTATCAATCATAACAAGTGGTATTCCCTCTTCCGCAAACCTTATTGCTCTGTTAAATGCTTTTTCTCCATATCTTGCTCTATATACAATCATTTGTTTTGGTCTGTTTCCGAATAGCTTTGCTCTCTCTCCATCAAAAGTATTTCCTGTTATGATTATTCTATCATTTCTTCTCATAACCCACATTCCACTTGGCATTGTGAAACAATACATTTTTCCATCTTTTGTTTTATATCCGGAATATGTTGCGTGTCTTAAATCAACATCTTTATTTCTTATTCCACTACATACACAATATTCGAGATTTTTAACGACTATATCATGGTCAACTATTCTTCTTTTCTGTCCTCTTCTGTCTCTTGTCTGTATATATGCGGAATACCCTATTGCTGTATAAGCAAATTGTATAAAATCTGCATCACTCTTATGTATTGTTGTAAAACTTGGCATATGTCCAACTTCAAACTGGCATCCATCCCAGTGTTTCATTTCATCAATAACAATTTCTAACTGTTCATTTGTCATATTATACCATTCTACTGGATAATGTTTCTCTCTTGTTGGCGCATCAAATACATAGAAACTACCATTTTTTCTGTAAGTTATATTATTACTGCACAACAACATTTCAATACGCTCTCGTTTTCTTCTTTTCTTAATTCCGAAATAACAGCGTGTACTCTTAGTTTCTTTTTTAAAACTTCCGTCTGCGAATATTGCAACCATTAGTCTAATTCTTTCCTCTGACATTGCAATACCTTTACCGGAATACATAAATGTTTTTGGGATTCTACCATTAAAACCATTTTTATTCCAATCCAATGAAAACATAATATCATGAAACGGTTTAATTTTTACATTATTAGAATTGGCTGATTTATATACCACATTATGGTATTCAGACACAACCATATCAAGTCTATTCTTTGTTGTAACTCTCCATAAGAATTTTGAATTCTTAACATGATATTTTAATGGCTTAACAAGTTCGGCTGTACCATCTTTGTTATACTGCAACACCTTGTCTCCATTTTTGTATTCTGATATTTTTTTCCATCCGTCCTCGCTAAAGAACTCCGTGTCACAATCAACACATCCCTCAATCGGAATATCCAAACACATATCATGTTGGGCACATAACTGATAACCTAATGTTGTTTTTCCAGCACTCTCTGCACCAAATATCTCTATAACTCTTCCTTTAGGAACTCCACCACCAATAATATTATCAAGATCAACAAGTCCTGTACTCCATCTTGGAATTTTAAGTGCATCCGATTTACTTCCTAAACTGTAAACACTTCCTTTTTCCTTTTTGTCAATCTCTGACATAAGTTTTAATATTCCATCTTTATTCATTCCTTTTGCCATGTGTGTATTCCTCCATATATCTGTTACATAAATCTACGAGCTTGTCAAATGTTCCATAATCAAAATCTGTTTCCATTGTTAACTTCAATACCTCTGCTTCGTCGAGATACCATTTTGCTTTTTTTAAATCTTCATTACCATTTTTATATTTATATCTGCTCAAATACTTATATGCATTTACAATACAAAAATCAGTTACTCTCTGATTCCCAAAAATCAATCTCATGTTATCAATACATTCAATGCTACAATTCCCATCATAATGTTTTGGGTGGTTTACATTATCATGTTTGTTTGTTTCTATTCTTTTCATATCTGTTTTCTCCTTTTCAATAGTAGGTGCTTTCGACACTTCCTCTCTCACTTTATTTGTTATTACGTCACAAAAAAAACTATTGAATTACACTCTCTCCCTTTTGCTGTGCATATTCCATCATTTTCGTACTCGCAACCTCCACATCTATCCATTTGTTTCACCTCGCCATTAATGTGCTGTTATATTTTACTACTCTGCTCATATATTTGTTTTTGTTAAATTCAAGTGCGCCCTGTTCTTTTAGAATATCGATTACCCTTGTTGTAACACTTCTTCCTTTGCATCTATCATAGAAATCATCATATGATTTAAATACACCCTTTCTGCGCTCTTCTTCTATGGTTTCTGCGGCTTTTTCTCCGATACCTTTAATAATACTCAACCCTTGCTGTATAACGTCCTCTCCATCCATTTTACGCAATGAAGTTTTAGCTGAATAATTTACATGCGGTAACATAACCACAGCACCATCTTTTACCGCAAACTGTGAATACTTAAATATATCCGCATCATTATCTGCATACTTCATTTTCACATACCAAAACTGTGTTGGGTAATGTACTTTGTAATACATTTGGTCAATACTAATAAGCGCATACGCTGTGCTATGACCGGCGTTAAACCCATAGATTAGCATTGACGCCCATATTGAATTAGTTTGTTCTTTTGTTAATCCCTCTTGCTTGCACCCTCTGTAAAAGTCTTTCTTCATTTGTTCGATAATTGGAACGTATTCTGGTTTTGTTAGATTCTCCGCTTTCTTCATAATCTTTAACATATCGAAACTCTGCTGTGGTGTTAAGTGTCCAACTTTCTGCGCTACTTCAACTGTTTGCTCTTGATATAACATTGTTCCATATGTTGCTTTTGTGTATTTGTAATATGGTGTTGTTGTATCCACCTCTCCTGACAACTTATTATGTGCGTATGTTTCATGCATGTGCAACTGTAATGGTGCTGGTCTGTTCAATGCATTCACTGCTATAATATCATTTATGCAATCACACTGAATCATATCAAGAATCTTTTTAGGTGCTGACTTTTCCATCTGAAATATTCCGTCTGTTCTTCCCTCTCTGAATCCCTCTATAACCTCTTGGCTTTCTTCATCTTCTTCTGTTATTGTATGCCCTGTTTTCTCTCTAAGCTCACGCATTTCTGACATTGTTTTAAGTCCAAGCATATCAAACTTTACACAATTAATATGCTCTAAATCATCTTTGTCAAAACAACTGCTTAACGCTCCTGTCTTTCTATCTCTCATAATAATACAAGTATAATCACTTATATCTGTTCCAACTACGGCAACCCCGGCCGCATGTTTTCCAAGATACTTTATTTTGCCATAAAGTTTTGAAAAATGTTTTATAATGTTATCATACTTTTCGTTAAACTCTTCTGTTCTGTATCCATTCAATAAATTACTCATATTCAGTTCATCATCTACTATGAATCCCTTAATATATGACTTAATTTCTGCAATCACTTTTTTATTTTCATCTGCTTCAAACCAATCAACATCTTTTGTTGTTTTTAAGTTACAAACACTTGCCAAATCATTCACAAGATTATCAACTCCATACATACCATAAGAACAAATTTGTATTGCTTTGTTTGGATATTTGTTTATAACATAATCAATTACTTCCTGTCTCCTATCTCGTTCGAAATCTAAGTCAATATCCTACCTTAGTCGTTCGTTTCCAAACTATCAAGGCTAGACTATATCTTCCACTCTTGTGGCATTCGCACTTCGGAATGGTGCTTATCCCCATCCCTACACTTGTTACTCTCTTCACAAACTAGTCGTTACACCTTCATATACTACTGTATATGCTTGGCACGGTATTCCCTCTATCTCACCATCACTGGTTTAGGGTTTCTTAGTCAGATTATTCGTCCATGGTCTTATGCCCTATTATCCTGTTGTAACATTTCAATAAGGAGTCTTATTTTTCTGATACCGTTAGCATATTATAATAATACACACCATTAAGCAATGTTCACGAATGATGCCCAATTAAGTTTAGGCAATGACTTCTTTTCCTTTCTCATAAATCTACTAAAATCTAGGTTATATTTTATGCTGTCTACTTCTGTAATTCCTACTGCATAAGCTACAAGACAATTACAAACAGAACCTCTTCCCTTTCCTGTTTCAATTCCATTTTCTTTCGCCCATGTTATGTAATCTCTAACAATAAGGAAATAATCTGCAAAGCCATGATAGTTAATTACTTCCAATTCTTCTTTACATCTTTTCCAGTATTTCTTATTCCATTTGTTTCTGTTTTTCAATCCCTGTTTTGTTAATGTTTCAAGTTGTTTTGCTCCATCATCTGATATCTTAGGAAGTTCTAACTCTAACCCATCTAGTATGTTATTTTCTACTTTGTTGTAGATTTCTTTCATATTATCTGCAAATCGTTCTGCAAGTTCCATTGGCTTTTTAAACTTCTTTTTATAGATGTTTGCAAATCGTTCTGTTATCTCATATTCTGTAGGCATGTACCTTTCACTGTATGTTCTTTTTACATCCAATGTTGTTTTTCCGATTTCGTGCATTTTACAATATGTGTCAAAATCTTCTTTACTTCCGAAATGCGAATCACTTGTTAGAATACATTTTATTTTCTTTCTTTTTGCCATTCCCATAAGTTCATAGTCTGTTCTTTGCTGTGTACCCTGTGCATCTATCTTATATGGCTGTATTTCAACGTATAAATCATCTTTGAATATTTCCTTGAACTTATCTAACAAACGCTCTGCTGTGCTTCTATGACCATTTAAAATAGCTTGTGACGTTGCGCTTGCTATACAAGCTGTCGTACATATAAGTCCATCCGAATATTTTTCAAGTAACTTAAAATCAACTATTGGTTTATAATAGAACTGTTTTGTGTTTGCTTCTGTCATAATGTGACATAAATTTTTATATCCTTGCAAATTCTTCACAAACAAGTTCAAATGGTAACTCTTTCTTTTTGGATTTTCTTTATTGAATTTTGGTTGGAAATATATTTCGCATCCCATAACTGGTTTTATTCCAACTTCATTACATGCTTGATAATGTTTTATTAATCCACTGATTGTTCCATGGTCACTTATCCCTAATGCTCTGTAGCCTAATTCCTTTGCGTGTTTTGCTAAATTTATAGACTTTCCAAACCCATCAAACAATGAATATTCTGTGTGCCTGTGTAAATCGAAAAAATTTCCCATTTATATCTTCCTTTCTGTTCTCTATGTTCTACTTAATTATAACAAAAGGGTTGATTTTGTCAACCCCTAACATATAACTTTATTTTGTTTTACTCTTCCCAATCGTCCTCTTCTTCATCCCAATCGTCAGAATCATTTTCTTCGTCTGCTTCTTCCAAAAGGTCAATGTAATATTCTTTTGATTTCTTCGGTTTACAATCAATGTCACGCTCTTTACACAGCTTGTAAAGCTCCTGTGGTTTCATGCTTTCATAATCGTTTGCTTCGTCCTCTTCTTCATCCCAGTCATCTGTTTCTTCGACTTTTGTTTTAGCTTTTGTTTTTGTTTTGTTTGATTTCTTCTTAGGTTCATCCTCTTCATCAAAATCTTCATTGTTATCAGATGGATATGCCTTATCAATGTATTTTAAGATTGCTGAATCAGACAATGGCTTTACTTTGTTATTTCTAAATTTTGCTTTGTCTAACGGAATAACAGAATATGTTGTGTTCTGCCCTTTACCAATTCTTTTAATCTCATAATCTCTATCAAGAAGCGTTCCATATGTTTCATATAATGAAGCAAGTGCTGGAACTGGTGAACAGTTATTAACTGCCGCCATTAACAGTTTTACTTCTTTGCTTTCGTAGTCATAGACACTCCAAATGTACATTTTTCGTGTTCTCAGATTTTCATCTTCGCAATACTCACAAGTTCTGCCAAATTCCTCTTGGCATGGAACGTTTACACCTAAAGCAAAACTGTCATGGAACTTGATTTCTAAACCATCTTCCATATCTGTTAAGAAACGAACTCTTGCTTTTGAGTCCTCTTTGAAAAACATAAATTTTCCCTTACTTGTTCCACTTTTTGAAATTTCACTTTTAATGTCTGATAACTTAATTTTTCCCATGTTGTTTCTCCTTTTATTCTTTTGATATGTTTGTTTTATACTCACCGATTTCTACCGCACAAAACTGTTTTGGATTTATGATATAACCGCCAAACTCTATATATGCATTTGCATCTTCAAGGTAACATTGTTTTATAACATTTGCTATATTACTAACTGACTCTTTCACAACTTGTTTTGCCTGTTTTACAAGTTCAGTTAAAAGCATTTCGTCAAAACTTGCTTTATCTTCATCACGCATAAATCCGAATTTTGTTTCATATTCGCTACAAATCAGTTTGTACTCTTCACTTTCTTCATTATACTCTCCATGTACCGTTCTGTCAATCGTTAATTTTTCCAATGTATCTTTGTGATATAAGTTCATTTTACAAGTTACTTTATATTTCAGCACCATGCTTTCTGACCCTCCTAGAACGCTGTTTAGCGGCTTTTATTTCTTCCTCTGACATTTCCCCCACATCCTTTTTATCAGCTGGATAGTCAAAGCGTATCACATTAAAAAACCGCTTTAAATACTCTGTTCCTTTTATTCCGTATTCGTCATTATCTAATGCAGATATCACTGTTGCAATTCCTTTTTGTTTTAATTTGTTTACTTGTTCGTCTGATATATGCCATCCGAGAATTGCAACAACATTCTTTATATGCCCACGTGTTTTAAGACTTAAATAATCCATGAACCCCTCACATATATATGGAATGCAGTTCTCTTCATATGTTCCACATAGCGTGTCACGCTTTCTGAATCCCTCATTGTATAAGTATTTTCTTTTCTTTTCAACATGCGGGTTCATTGTTCTTCCTACCCATCCCATAAACTTTCCATTGTCCAATATTGGAAATATAAATGGATAAGCTACATTATAATTGTATTTACACTTTGAAACATTCAATGCACGTTTGTTGAATCCACGTTTCTTCATATATTCAATTATTTGTTTTTCATCCTTGCTGTTTGCTTCATTCCAGTCTGTTGTTTTTAATCCATAGTAATAATCCTTTGCTTCAATCAATGCTTGTCTGCTTTGTTTCTTGCGCTTTCTTTTGACCTTTATCTGTAGCTTTTCTATTTTATCACTATGTAATATTTGTTCTAGCAAACAACATGCCTGTAAATCATTTAGCTCTGGATGTGCTTTCATAACAAAATCTAATGCATTTCCTTTTGCTTCACAACCAAAACAAAAAAATGTTCCATCATCTAAACAAATTCGCATTGATGGGTTTATATCATCATGGAAAGGACATACAATATTAAACTCTGTTGTTGTTATTTCTTCAACAATTCCATAATAGATTAATACTTTCGCAAGTTCCTTTCCTCCATATGTTCTTATCATGCATCTTGTTCTAGCCTTTCTGTTCTGTTATCTTAATGTATGGCTCTGATATTTCAACATCACAACATTTTCCTAGCTGTGCTTTATCCTCTTTACTTATTTTGCCTGTTTCATACATTCTATCTAGCTTTGTTTCATCCATACTTTCTTCAACATCAATGAACTTTTTGAACTTCTTCGCATCTACTCCACACTGTTTCAAATACTTAATAAGTCCATCCATATCATTTACTTTGTATGTCTTGTTTACAACTGTTTTGTACAACTGTTTTGAAATGTTTTGTTTTAACTTTTCAAACTTCCATGTTAGCTTCTTTCTTCTAACTTTTGTTACTTTAAGTTTCACATGGTTTGTGTAATAGTTCATCCCATCTTTTAGCTCAATATCAAAAGTTTCTTCTCCTTTTGGAAGATTTGTAAACATAAAATTTGTAACTGCAAGCTGTTCTTTTTTTCTTACTTCATTGTAATATTCATCAAACTTCTTTTTCTCTTGCTGTGCTTCATATAATCTTCTAACGCTCTGCTCTATCTGTGCTGTATTCATTCTTCTGTCCTGTCCTTCCCTTGTACTCTTTTACTGCCTGTCTCTGTGCATATAATACTGAATTGATATCTTTCGGATATGTTCTGACATTTACATCACGAATGAAAATAAGTTCATCAAATGTTAATTCTTTTTCTTCTCCTACCGGAGTCTGTACTCTTACAAGCTCCTTTCTTCTATTTACTCCGACAACTTTTGCTGTTCCCAACTTCTTTAAAAGTTTTCCGTGCTTCGTTTCAATAAATCTAACATAACAAATCATGCACCCAACCTGTAAAACATTGTCATAAATGCGCTGTTCTTTTCTTGAACCATATTTCATTTCGATTTCTTCAAGTGTTGCAAATTTTCTTTCTTCTGTTTCATCTGTACCTGTTTTAACCTCTTTTGTTTCAACTGGTTTTTCTACCTTTGTTTCGCTTTTTACTTCTCCCCATGCTTCATTATCCTCGTTGTTTGATTCTGTCTGTTTTTCAACAACTTCATTCTCATAAACATTAAGTCTATCAATCAACTCCTGTTTTGTGAACTTATGTCCTTTGCTTTCTAGTGTGAGTCCTCTGTTTCTTGACTCCTGTTTTAACTCTGCAACTTTCATTTCTTCAAATCTCATTTGTTTTGTTCTCCTTTTCTTTTTATGCCTTAATTATATCACTCTGCTTTTTATTTGTCAACATCTATTTTAAAACGATTATGCAAATTACTGATAACATATAAATCATTCCAAACAATGACAAACAAGCTATAATGTCATTGAAATCCTGTTTTGTTATACCCCATTCTTTCCAAAAGGCTCGGAACGCTCTTTTGAGCATCCTCGCCTTTCTTTTTACTTTTCTCTGTAGCTTTCTGTAGTTGTATGGTGTCATTTTGTTTTATCTCCTATTTTCTATTTGAAATATCTAAAAGTTTCTTTACTGAAATCTGAAATTCCTCGCTTGCTCTATGCACTTCTAACACTCCTATATCTGTCATACATTTCAGATATCCATACAACTTGTTTTCTGCTTCCTCAAAACTAGCCAATCCTCTTCTGTATGTTGCTAATACGATTGTTTCAAACTCTACATATTTTACCATTTTTATTTCCTCCTAATTTGTTTTCCTTTAACTTGATTATATTATAACATATTTAAAACGAAAGTCAATACTTTTTATAAAATATTTTAAAATAAATAAAGCTATATAAAATATATAAATATATTAATTATATTATATATAATATATAGCCTTATGCTTTGTTCTATTTATTTGTTTTATTATGTTTTGTTTCTTTCTTCCACTTATCTGTATAAGTATCATTGTATTTATCCTTATACTTCTTGTGGTATTTGTCTTGCATATTATGAATTGCTATTACATCATATCCAGTACCGTTAAGCTGTTCGCACATTCTGTTTATTTCTTTTAACTCTTTTGTTACATCCTGTATAAGCTTTGAAATATACTCTGCATCTGCTCCCATTCCATTATTCATGCATTTCTGCCACTGCTCCTCATACAGTTCTTTTGTCTCGTGTTCCCACTGTTTATACTGTTCCATTGCGTTCTTTACAAATTTAGGAAGAACACTGTCATTCACATCATCTGTTGTATATTTATTCCAATCTCTTGGAATCATCTGTGGGAACTGCACTTGTCTTAATGGGATTAACTTCTGGTGAAGATTTATGTATTTATGATGAAGCTTTCTTTTGTTTGCACATTCATCCATGTACTGACATTCTAGCTTTCTTTTAAAACCTTGTAAACCGAGGAAACAAAAATAGTCTGCAAGCTGTTCATGGAAACTTAATGCTTTCTGCATGTGTTCATCAAGTTTTACATACACTTCTTCTGCAATGTTTTCTTGCATACGTTTGTTTCTTTGTGTTCCCATATATGGTTGCTGTTCCTGTGTGTTCCATCCTTGTTCTGTATTCGTTTTGCTTGTGTTTATGTTTTCATCATATTTCACACCATTTACTTCATACATTGTTTTGCCCTCCTTATATTACTGGAAAATTATAGCTTGTTCCGCATAACTCACAGCTACTAACCATGAAAGTACCAACATCTGTTGCAACATTTGTATGGTATACTTTTCTACTTCTTAACTGGTCTGCATGAACATTATTTCCACACTTTGTTCTAAGTACATATTGTGTTGTTCCTGTTCCGATTGTTATGGCTACCGTTTCTGCACTTGTTACTGTTGGAATTGCCTGTGCTATACAAATACATACTTTTTCTTTATTGCTATAACTTGCCTGTGGTATGTTCAAAATCAAAACGCCATCTTGTACTGTTACGCTTACTGTTTTAACAAAATGTATGCAACCACCACACCCATATCCATTATTATTATATAAACTACATGCCATTTTATATCACCCTTTCTAACCCTTTTAATTAAACGAATAGGGCGGTTTTTATGCCGCCCCTACAAATATATCACGCATAAGCGGAAAGTCTCTTAAATCATCAAATAAACGCTTTAGCACCCACATCCATTATTGCAAACTGTTCCATAATGTGAAAACATATGTGCGCTTTCATATGGACTGCATGTCTGATATGCAGGAATCGGTGTTGGTCTTAATGTTGAAATCAGTGTCGCGTTCTGTGCCTGTTGGCTCAACTGGAAGTTTGCTGTCTGTAACTGGTCACGTAAGCTCTGAATCTCATTCTGTGTCATTAATGCTCTCGTTGCATCACCATCTGCTTTAATGGCGTTCACAATATCACAAGTATTTTTTGCATTCTCATATCTTACAGAATCAATACTTCTCTGCGTTGTGCAACAACAATCCGCAAGCTGTGAAGCAAGTGCATTTGTGTTCTGCATTCCCGCTACTGCTACATTATTGATTGCTTGCTGTGTTCCATTAAAACCATTCAGAAGCGAAGTATTAACTGCATAGAATCCATCACAAATTCCATTCTCCAAACCATTCAGCTTATTCATGACTGCTTGGTTGTCAAAACCTCTCTGAATTGCACTATCTGTATATGCGCTTGCTGTACTATTCATACCATTTCCACCCCAGTTTCCAAAGTTACCTCCCCATGCAAGTAGGAAGAATAAGAAGAAAATCCAACTTCCATTGCCATCTCCGAACATTCCATTGTTTTCTTTTCCGAGTGCTAATGCATCAGCTACACTCAATCCATTTCCATCCATTCCCATGATTGTTACCTCCATTAATAATATTTATATAAACCACTATATGTACACTTTAGCGGCTCATACCACCCATAAATGCTTGAAACTGTTTATAAGCCTGTTCTATATCTATTCCTCTTTGCTTACATAAATTTCTAGCTACTTGCTCAAGTTCTTGTTCTGATTTACCTTGTGCCATTTCTTCTGCCCTTTTAAAAAGCGGATTATTCTGCATCATTTGTTTGCTCAACTTCTGAAACATAAGCCACACCCTCCTTGAGTTCTTTTATTCTTTGTTTCAATTCACTTACAACATTTTCAAACTGCTGTTTAGATACATATTCAATATTTACTTTATTTTCTGTTGGTTTTAATATATATGTTTTAAGTTCTGCTGAACCATCTAACAATATTTGCTTTGTGTAAATACAACCATTTGCGATATCTGTAAAGACAAATAAACTGCCATCTAAGTCAATCATGCTTGCTTTCGCTTCATCATAACTTGAAACTGGTCTACCTTTTAGCATCTGTGTTTGACTCTGATTCTGCATATATGGTTGTTGATAATTATATTGCTGTTCCATCTGTGCAATTCTATTTTGTGCTAGTTGTTGCTGATATGGATTCATCCCATACCCTGTATAATTGTACATCAATCACCACTCCTTTCATGCTTTTAATATATCACACTTTTAATGTTTTGAAATATAAACAAAGTATACTAGGAATAACCTTAAAGAATATGTGCAATAAAAAAGGAGTGCTTTCGCACTCCCTCAAATCATTCTACCTATTTTCATAAGCATCTTTCTATGTTTCTTTTTAACTGCAATTTCTGATAATCCTATTTCATCCGCTATACATTGTAAGGTTTTCTTTTCCTTATAATGCATCCATAAAATCTGCTTTTCTTCATCACTTAACATTGTTTGCTCCATCAAATCACCGAACTCTTTTACAGAACTTATGTCCTTTAATTTCGTCCTAGTTTCTGCGTTCTTTTTATCCATGCTTACCACTTCCCATGAACTTACCACACACCGGGCACCTCTTATGATTTCCGCCTTGTTTATTTCTATTTTTTGCAATCTTAACAGTTTTAGCTGTTTTAGTTACGTGTATTCTTGCTTTCGCCATTCTTAATTCTCACCACCTTGGTTGTGAACCGCATTATCATTATGTTGATTTCCGCTTACATCGTTGTATTCTGCATTTGCATTATCTCCACTTGTTTCAACATCAACATCTTTTCCATTTGTTGTCACATAATCAAATTGTGACTCATACCAAACAAAACAACCAAAACTAAATGCTGATTGCAAGAACATTAAAACAATTAGAATGATAATTATAATATCTTTTAGCTTGTTAGAACGTTTATACTCTTTCTGCACATCTAACAGAACTTCGCTAAACTCTTCCATACTTTTTTCACTTCCTTAAATTGTTGCATCTTTATATTTTCCATTTACTTTTACTTTCACAATTCCTGTACTGTATTTCCCATCTTTTCTATACATCATACCAGTTTTGTACTTACTACTTTGTTTTGCATAACAATTAGCTTGTAACTTGAATATTGCATATAATGTTATATTTGCTTTTACTACATATGTTTCGCTAACATATGAACCACTTCCATTTTGATTCGTATTCCAACCTAAAAATTCATAATTCAATCTTTCTGCTGTTGGAAGCGTTCCTATCTTATCACCATAATAGTAAGTTCTAATAACTGAATCAGAAGTACCAACAATTCCACCATTTGAACCGGCATCAAATTTGACAGCACAACTTATTCTCTCCCATACTGCATATAGAATAAAATTACCCTCATTTGTACCGCCCCATGCTTGCCCTGCACTATATGACGGTGATATTGCTGTGCTTGATAATGACCATCCTAAAAACGTATAACCTGTTCTTTTTGGAATAGTGTTTGAAAGCTTAGTATCATAACCATAATAATAATATTGTGTACTTGGCGCACCAGTTCCGCCATTTGCATTATATGATATTGATTGTCTATCTCTTGCTGGGATTGTGAAGTTTACGCTTGCTGTATATGAATTTCCTCCACCGTATTCTATACCTGTAAATCTTGCAGAACATGTTCCTTGTGAACTAGATGTTCCTCTATTATATGTTTTACTATACGTTCCGATTAGAACTTGATTTGCAGTATTCCAACTGTTATTTGAGCTTGTGTTAATATCTTTACTTCCTATGCTAGATTTTGCAGAACTACCCCAGTCAAAATAAAATGTATTAGAACTATCTTGACATGAGTATTGTGACCAATACCATATTTGTACTGTTACTTTTGTTTGCGTTTTGCTGTTTGAAGATGTTACATAGAGTCCAATTCTACCTTGATATTGTGTACCTGTTGATGGAGAACTCCATTGTGTATCGCTTGGTGCTGACATATACATACACCTCCTAACCAGTTACACGGATATATATATCTCCGTCTTTTCCTGTTGAATCACTTGGAGCGGCTGTTCCTTGTCTAATTGTAGGCATTGCATCTATCTTTTTGTTTATCTCATTAATTTGATTTTGCAGACTTGTTGCTGGGTCGCTTCCCAGCCTATCCTTTATTGTATCAAACCAATTATTGAACATTTCTTCAAACTGTGAAAACAAATCAGATGTGCTTATTTGCTGAACAACACCTGTTACAAATCCACACACCTCATTATATGGTCTTTTGTCTGTTATATCAGCGGCACTCACACTAGATGCACCTACACCCTTTTTAATTGTTGCTAATTGCAATTCCTTAATTGTTGTTGTGCTTGAAACGCTTGTATCATTTTGTTTTACTTCCAACGACATTTTTCTATTTGTTTTATCCAATCTTATTACAACTGAATCTGTTTGAACATATGAAGAACTATTAACTTGAATTGTTAATGTTGTATCCTCTGTCAGTTCATAATAATATCCATCTATATATGCGCTTCCAGCTTTAACAGTTACTTTCAACCCGCTTTGCGCTGAAACTTTTAATCCATCTGTAGGGTTTACAAAAACACCATTGCTAATAAATTTTGAAAAATAGCTTGCAAAATCTTCTGCATTATATGTTCTATCATAGACACCGCTACTTGTTTCAACCGCATTAAAAAAACCATATCTTTCTGCCATAACAAATCACTCCTTTCTTTTTATTTCCATTTACCTTTTGCATATGCTGTGAACTTCATTTCATTTGCTGATCCCCTTGAAACTGTATCAAAGGCTCTTATATTTGCCAAGCTTACTGACCAATTATATACAGTTCCCCACGAAGCACCATTCCCATATTGCGCTTTTGAACATATTATAATTTCTGGCTGTTCTAAAAACTGTATAGGAAATGTCCATGAAAATACACCTTGATACAAACTGTTATATTTGTTATTTATTCCCGCTGTTATTAGCTTGTCCGAAACCCATTGTTCCAACAAGCCAGAACTCCACTTCCTATAATGTCCGTTTTCATTTTCGCCCTCTTCAACAATGTATTCAAAAACTTGTGTTGCTGTTTTACCACTTCTGTTCTCTAAATATTTAACTGTTGTTGAATTGTTTTGAACTTTGTTTATAACATCTTGTATAATATCTGTTACATCCTGTATTCTTGAACCATACGTAAATTCTATATCGACAATATCTCTATCATTTTGTCTTGTTACTGTTACGTTTGTAATCTGTGCATCAATTTCCATTCCCAGTTCTTCATCCGCTACTGTAACAAAATCACCAATGTTATAATCTTTTTTATATGTGTACTGTTTTGTTATATCTGTAACTGTTGCTGTGTACTCTTCACTCAAATCATTGTCTTTGGCTTTTTCATCTGCCCTTTGTTTCATAAGCTCTTCATACTCTGCATCTGTTAGTTTTTTGTTATCTTGTTCACTTTGAATGTCTCTTGCATCAACCCATAGTTCTTTCCTATTCCACCCTTTACGCTCTCCAAAAGTAACGTCTGAATTAACATCTATATTATACCACTTTCTGTCTGTTCCCTCTCCCTCTCCTGCAATATATACTGTATTTCTTAACTTACTTCTATCAACTGTATAATCTGTGTTTGCTATATTGCTTAATGATTGAGAAAACACAACAGAACTAACCGCCTTATTTGTTCTATGTCTTGTCCTATCTTCACCAGCTCCAATTATCAATGTCCATCCATCAATGTTCTGCGGATGCTCTGTATTAATAACTACAACGTTTGGTCTTAATGCGATTCTTAATTTATCGGCTTCTGCGACTTCACTAATTTCATCCCACAAAGAACCACCTGTTACTTGTTTATCTACTGTGCTACATATTTGTTTTAATCTTTCTTCATTTTCAAACTCAACGGCAAGTGCAATGTTTCTATTTTCATCATCTGACATTATAAGGTTTTGTTTTATCAACTCTTCAATGTATTTATAGCTTTTTCCTTTAAATGTCACTTGCCCTTTGATAACTCTATATTCCAGCAGTTTTAATGCAAGGCTACCTTTTATCGTAAATACCTTACTTGTTTCGCTATCACTTTCACGCTTTACTGACTCAATGACTCCGAAAACATCATTGTCAAACAAAACATAATAATTCTTTGTTTTATCCATCAAATATAAATTTTCTTTATCAAGCATTGCATTAATTGTAAATGTTCCTATTTCTCTTGCCTTAAACTCATACTGTGAATATTCATATTTGCGGAGAATGTCAACTATGCACATCGTATCATCTAATATTGTTACCATAATTCTACATCCCCCTTATGTTAAAATATTGCTCCCTATATTCAAAACTAACATCCATGACACCATCACTAGGCTGTGTTTCATATGAATAATAGTTTTTTCCTATAAGAATTTTAAATAGTTTGTAGCCAACTTCCATGTTTCCAACAATAGAAACTTCATCACCGCTTTGTGTATGCAGTTTAACACTTTCTTCTCCAATGTTAGTATTTATAACAATTTCATCACCGGCAGACATACTCAAATCAGAAAATATAATTTTTGCATCTTCTGTTATGCTATTTACTTGCTGTGTTATTAATGAATCACTAATTGCTTTCATTCGTATAATACAACCGACTGGAACATCACCATTATTTTCAAACAATATAATTTTCTGCCTATGCTCAATGCCCATTATTATTCCTTTTGTTTTAGGAATCGTTAGTGGAAATTTAAACTTATTTTCAAGAACAGAAAAATTAATTGTTTTTGTTTCCTTATAAAACATTGGATTGAAACATTCAAACTCCAAAATAAACTTACATAAAACCTCATTGTTTTCTTTATAAGTATTAGAATATTTTGGTGGTGCTGTTGGTCTTGCATCTAAATAAAATCCATTTGCTTCAATCACAATTTCTTGGTATATAGAAATCATTCTATCAAGTTCTTCCTTTTTGTCTTGTACTGCTGTTTCGCAATTCTCCCAGTATTGCTCCCATGTATTTGCCTGTTCTACATCCTTAGCAACAACATATCCTGTTATAGTTGGTTTTCTTGTTCCAACTGTTAAACCAGCATAAGACTGCCCTATTTGATAAGGCACTCTATATGCTGACATTTCTACGCTAGGTGTATCCCAATCAATTTCATCAATGATATAATAACCATCTTTTGAATCAATAACAATACTGTCTTTTGTTACGCTATTTGTTAGTGTAACTTTTTTGACCATTGTTTTCACCACCTTTTAAAACCCTAACAGTAACTCCCTTTTTGCTTTTTTCATTTGTCTTGCATACTCATATGCGTTTGGTTTTGTATTGTAGAAGTTGAACGTGTCTCCACTACTATTTTTACCTCTACTGTTATTATACTCTTCATTCTCCTGTTTTGTCAATACCCTTTCTCCTTTATGTAACTCTGCTACATATCCATTAAAAGGTACATAATCCAAACCATTTGCATGTTTACCATTTACACTTCTTGCGGCTGACTTTGCTTCATTTGCACCACTCACAACATTCTTGAATCCACTAACAATCCCACTGACAAAACTTCCAATCTTCCCAGCAAAATCGCTTACCCATCCGAGGATGCTGTTTCCTATACTCTTTAATCCATTCCACAGCTGCGACAGAATATTTCTACCAGCACTGTACATCTGACCGCCTATTGCAAGTATTTTACTAGGTATCTGTGATACTATACTCCAAACCTTACTAGGTAACTGTTGCATAAATGAAATAAATCTTGAAACAAAATTAGAAGCTGTTCTTGTTCCACTTTGTACAAGCTGTGAACCCCATGAAATAATTTTGCTCAATGTATTTGATAACCATGTCCACACTCTACTTGGTAGTTGAGAAAACCACTGTACTACATTCGTTAAAAAGTTTGAAGCGGCTTCTATTCCGATTTGTAACATATTTGAACCCCACTCAATAACTTTGTTTATTGTGTTCAGCAACCATTCCCATATCCTACTTGGTAGCTGTGCAAACCATGTTACAATATTTTCAATTATCACTGGCAACTCCGTTGTTGCCCATTCAATACAAGATTGACCAAACAAATATATATGTCCTAACATTTCACCGATTACATAACCAATCTTATAAGGTAATTCACTGAACCATGTTACAATCGCATTTATTGTGTTTGGCATTGTTTCATTCACAAAAGTACTAAATGCATTTGGTATTGTTTCGGTAAAGAAACTAATTACATTATTAACAAAACCTTGTATTGCTTCAACTGCATTGTTAAATACCTCTGGAATTGTTTCAATAAAGAATGTTTTAACACTATCAAACGCTCCCAAAATGATTTCTGGAAGTCTGCTGAAAATATCAGACACTTTGTCAAAAAACTCTTGAAACTTTTGTGCCGCTTCATCAAGTCCGAACTTCTCTAATATCTCCGCTCCTATATCTCCGATAGTGCTTAGAATTGTACTTCCAATACTTGTGAATGTTTCTACTATATTGTCAAACAATCCTTTTATGCCATCTGCAACTTGTTCAAAATCTCCTGTAAATATTCCAATGAATATATCCATTATACTTAGAACATTGTTTAACACTAATTGTATAATATCTACAACTGTAGAAAAAGCACCCTCAAATACTGGTGCAAATATATCACACAATGTCTCCCACGCTGTTTTAATCACATCTGTTATGCTTTCAAAGTTAAAACCTAACTCATTTATCTTACTTACAAATTCATTCGCAAAATCTGAAAACACTTTCTTTAATTCATTGAATGTACTTGTTATGTTATTTCTAAATTCTTCATTTGTTTTCCACAATGTAACAAACATTGCAACCAATGTTCCAATAACAGCAACAACCGAAAGGATTGGCAATAATGCTCCACTGAATCCTGTTGATAAATTAGCTATTATTTGAGGTATTCCACCCATTTGAGTAGCCAATCCAGCATAGCCAGCCTTTACCAAATCTATACTTGTTTTAACTGCTTCAATCGTTGTTTTAAATGTTTTAAATACTGTAATCGTTCTTGAAACTGCCGTTGCTACTTTTGATAGAATAAGTAAAACTGGACCGATTGCGGCAATTACAAGACCCGCTTTTACAATAAAATTCTGTTGTTCTTCTGATAATTCATTAAACTTTGTTACAAGGTTTGTAAGCCATTGAATAAAATTTCTTATGTTTGGTATTAATACATTTGATATAACAATTCCCGCACCCTCTAATGCTGATTTAAAAAGTGTTATATCACCCTTTAAATTATCAAGCTGTGTTTGTGCTTGTTTTAATGCAGAATCGTTTGCATCTTTCAATCCCTCTTTAAAGTCATTAACTTTCTCTGTTGATGAAACTGTCATTTTGTTAAACGCTTGCAATCCATATGTTGTAAAGATTGTGTTCTTATAAGCGTTTCTTTCTTCCTCTGACATCCCACTTAGTTTGCCATTTAATTCATCTACAACGTCATTAAAATCTCTTGCATTGCCTTGTGCATCATACACTGAAACTCCTAATTCATCAAGTGCTTTCTTGGCTGTACTTGTAGGTGTGTACAAATCCATCATTGCTCTGTTTAATGATGTTGCCGCTTCTTCTCCTGTTATGTTTTGTTCTGCTAATCGTAACAAACTTAATGTTACACTGTCCATATTCTGTCCATAGCTCTTAGCTGTTGCGGATGAAGAAGAAAGTGCTGTTCCTAATCCTCTAACATCTGTGTTCGCCATTGTTGCTCCTTTAGCAACTAAATCTGTAACACGCTTTGCTTCGTCCATTCCCTTGCCGAATCCCTTAAGAGTACCTACAACATATGTTGAAGAATCAGCAAGACTTAAATTACCAGCCGCCGCAAGATTTAGCACCTCCGGCAAGGCTGTCATTTGCTCTTCTGCTGTTAATCCGCTCTGCGCTAATACATTTAATCCCTCTGCCGCTTGCGTTGCGCTAAACGCTGTTGTAGCACCCATATGCTGTGCGAACTTTGAAAGGTTTTGAATCTTATCTGTTGTTGTTCCCATTGTTGCGGCAACTTGTGACATAGCACTCTCAAAATCTGTTCCCGCTTTAAGTGCCGCCGCTCCTACTCCTGCAAGTGGCAATGTTACACTTCTTGACATTGTACTTCCGACTGTAGCAAAGGCACTTGAAAGTCCTTTAAACTTTTGTTCTGCTGTGGCTGATTTATCCCCAAAAACTTTTAGGTCGTTATAAGCGGATTTAAACCCTTTTTGAAACTTACTTGAATCAAGTTCCAAGTATGCCACAGCAGTTCCCATATTAACCGCCATTTGTTTCTCCTTTCAAACAATACTTTTATTCGTACTGTTTATAAAAATCTTTAAAATTGTTATAGTGTTTTGTTTCCGCTTTTTTGTTCTGTTCTATATAATGAGGTTTTTCTCCCTCTGTTAATCTCAATGTTAATTCACAACATGCTTCATTAAAACAAAAGGCAGTATAACTGTCCTCTATCCCTAGCACTTCACTAGGTAAACATTTATACTGCCTTGATATTGCTAATACGCTTTCTACCTTTTTACTCTGTACGAAAGGATTCTAATGCTTTTACCCCCTGCTGTGAATAGTTGAAAATGAACATCATCTGCTCATCTGTAAGCTCAATCCCTGTACTTTTGATTTCATTATATGTTGGCTCTACAAAAGTTTCACTTGCAATTAAATCAATTACGTCATAAATTTCTTGCATCATACTGTTTTCTTCTGTATCAAGACTTCCACTCTGTACGAATAACTCATTTGTTTTAACAAGTAATGAGTTTGGAATCCTTCCCCGTTTTGCCATTCCTAAAATAGATGGTCTTTTAAGTTTTGCAACAAAAGGCTGACCCTCTGCAAAATCTGGAAGTCTTACGATATTACCATCTGCATATTGCTTCAACTGTTCCAAACTTGTTACCTGCTCTGTTTTTGCTGTTCTTGCCATGTTCTTTCTCTCCTATCTTTTTTATTTAATTTACTGCCAAACCTGTTTCTTCTGTTTCAAAATCATCTGACAATGCAGACGCATCTGTGAACTGTGGGAGTGTTTTCACATAAGAAATCTTATATGGTGCTTCTCCCTCTTTTGGTGCAGAGTTGATTGTATACTCCGGTACACGGAACACATCATCTTCTGAACTCATTGCAACTGGTGTTCCTTGACAGTTAGGATATGTGATTTTCTCATATCTAACAATCTGACCACTTGCATCATATTGTGCTGAATAACAATCGAGTTCAAATACTTGCCCTTTGTCTGTACTTCCCGCAACTGGTGGTGTATATGTTAATGTATCACCTGTTCCCTCTACTGTTCCGCCTTGCAGAATCTTAACAAGTTCTGGAATGAATACATTGTCTGTCATTGTAATTTGATGTCCAGTAATTGTCGTAGTTGCTGGCTTCTGTGCAATCAATCTTCCAAGTTTTACAAGTTTAATTGCGTCTGTTGTTTCTGTCTGCGGTTCAACTGCGATTTTATTTGCTGTATCTACTGCAATCTCTGTTGCGTTAGAATCATCACCACCAGCCATTCCTGTTCTTACAACTACAAGCGAAACGTCAATGGTTGGGATTCCAACTGCTTTTTTCTGTGCTTTCGGCATTGCTCAATTCCTCCTAATAATTTTCTATTTTTCTACAGCCTTGGTATTGAAATGATACCATATGTGCGTTTTTATCTTCATCATAAAAACTTGCTGTTTCATTTCCTACATACATAACAAGTGGAAATACATTTTTCATTTTTTGTTTTGTTTCAAACATGAAGCTTTCAATTCTTCCATATCTGTTTGCTGGAACATATAACATAATTGTATATAGTGGTCTTTCACTTGAAACTGATTGCTGTTCGTATGTTCCATCTGATTTTACCACAACATATTCTTTCAAACATTCGCCTTTATGCTGTGATGGATAATACACTTCTGTTCCATCTACCGCTATAGCATCCCTAATTTGCTCTATAATGCTTTTCATTTGATGTACCTCAATAAGTCCTTATAACCGTCTAAAACTTCCTTAGAACACGCATTAACGGTTGGCTGTAGAATCGCAAATCTTCTTTCATTGCATAACTCTAAATATATACCATAATCAACTCCATGACCTATATATATTCTCGTTTTATCGCTGAATGTTTCCACCCAACCAACTAACCTTTGTCTCGCATGTCCTGTCCTGTCTGTCCATGGTCTATTCATCTTTGCATAATTCTGAAACTTTTTTGCTCCCTCATTTGCAAACATTTTAATAGCAATCTGCGCCTTTGTTTCTGCTCTTTCTAAATTACCTAATAACTGTTTTGCATCAATTCTAATTGTTCCCATTCAGCACCAACTCCATTGATATATCACAAATAATGTTAAACTCCTGCATATTATTTTTCTCAATAATCTTATAAGTGTTTTCATTTATTTGTATTATATCTCCATTTTTTATTAAAACAGAATCATCATATGCAACCATTAATTTCGGCTGTCCTTTTGAATGTGTTTTAGAACCATCTGAAACGCTTTTTGTTATATATCCCTTTTGTGTATGAAACAATCCTTGTACTTCTACAACTTCCTCTTGTTTGTCGGTATCTTCTCCATAGTTGTTTAATACTGTTCTTTTAACAACATAACTTCTGCCATGTGTTTTTATTTCTCGTTTTACTTTGTTTAGCTCTATCTGTAACATTTTCTCATTCATCTTAGCACCCCACTGTTTACAGAAACAAAGTGGGATGCAAGCATCTTGAAATAACTAGAACTGTCTTTCGTAGTTAAACCACTTACATCCAAACCTGTTACCTCTGCTTTGATTATTAATCCATCATAGCTTGCTTTTCTAACATCACCGTTATTTTTTTCTAATAGATATTGTAATTCATCCACTTCAAAATATGGTGCTTGTTTTTCTCTCAAGTTGAATTTTAACTGTTCTAAATTATCCATATACTCACCTCCCACTTTTGTTTACATCTTACTCTGTTGGATTGCTTTCTGAATAATCTGTCTTGCTTCTCTTACATTTTTAGCTTTTGAAGTATCAATGTTATGTTTCTCTGCATACTCCATAAGCTGTTCTTTGTTCATTTCAGAAATCGGAATTGTATCAACTGAATCATCTTCTTCAATCTGTTCATCTTCTACAATATCATCAATGTTCTGTTTATTTTCATCAACAATAACATAACCATTCTTTTTGAACATTGTTTCATATGAATTGCGACTTACCTTAACAGTATGCTCACCTTTCATAATTTTAACCATTGCCATGTTATCTCCCCCTTACTAAGCAATTACATCAAGAATATATACTTGGTCTGCTGTTGGGAAATCCGGCAAACAAATCATTGTTACTTTTGTTTCAACGTTTACCGGGTCAACCTTTGTCATTGTTGTAACTGCTACTCCTGTATCTGTAATTGAAACATTTGCAACATTACTTGACATAAGGTCTGATTCTTCCGGTGTTGTACCAAACCATGTGTTTCCGAGTTTTCCTGTTGGGAACATAACAAAAACATCTTCTGGAACATATCTCTGAACTACTCCCTCTTCATCTTTGTATCGTTTGTCATATACTACAATATCAATTCCGAGTTCATCTTTAACGAACTGTTTAACTTTTGCATCTGATACAAAACCAACACCATCCGTCATAACATAGATAGATTTCTTAATTTCTGTATTTGCTCTGATATATCCGAACACCTTTGAAGAGCATATTGCTCTTTCAACTGTCACACCAGTATCATCAACGATTTTTGTAATACCTGTTCTGATATCATCAAGAATTGTTGCTGATGGGTCACTCCAACTCTTTGTTACTGTTACTTTATGGCTTTCATCTACACCATAATCATACTCATAAACCTGTCCATTTCCTTTCATAGAAATCGTTCCTGTTGTGAGCATCATCATTCTCATGCGCTCTCTCTGTGCGGAAGCGCCCTCAAGAAGTTCAACCTCGTCTGCAAAGATTCTGTTTACGATTGCATCAATGTATGCTTGGTTTCCACTCTCAATGATTTTGTTAAGTTCCTGTCTTAATTCTTCATCAATATACTTGGACTCTTTAAAGAATGGCATGTCTGCGCTTAACTTCTCAAATCCAATTCTCGGTCTTGGAATAGCCTGTACATCAAACGCTGATGCTTTCAAAACTACTGGAAGTCCATTAGAACCTTTCAACCATTTAAGCGTGAGTCCGAGTTTCTTATCGTTCGGAAACAGCTCTTCTCCTAGGTATGGATCTCTATCCTGTTGTAACAATTCCCAATATGATGTAATTTCAGAACTAACAATAAGGTCATAAATTGTCATGTTTTGTTTTCCTCCTATCTCTTAATTAGCAAGCAACGAATTTAATCATTGGCATTGCTTTCTTTACTGTATCTGTAAGTTTCGCTTTTGTTGTTGCATCAATTCTGTTTGTATTTACGAATCCAAACAAAAGCAATGTTCCATTTGCATCACCTGTTGTAACATCCACATCATGTAGAAGAACTCCTACTGCGTCAGACGCTTCTGTAGAGCTACCAGCTGTTGCCGCTGTGAATGCTGTTGTTCTTACATCAAGATTTCCTGTAAGTGGTGTTCCAGCTTTAACAACTTTCTTTGTTCCCTCTGCAACTCCGAGTGCCTTACTTACTACTACACCCATAGAAACTTGATGTTCTACTGCAAAAAGAATTTGGTTTGTATTTCCATATGTTTCTTTTCTAACTCCTGTTTGATTTAACATTTGTTTTACCCTCCTTTATTTAAAATAATGGCTCTTTACTGCTTTTCTTCCAGCAAGTAATCTTTCAGCCATTGTTCCGGCATACTTTGAATCTCCATTGTTTGAATCTCCGTTTGTACCCTGTTTATTTTGCTCTGTTGTTTTCTTCACTCTTGAACGTGTTACTGTTCCCTTTTTGTTTGTTTCATTCTCATCTTCATCAGTTGCAAAATAAATCTTTCCATTTGTACTGTCTTTCATTTCTGCAATTACAGCATTAATGTCTTTTTCTTTTGTTACCTTTGCTTTTGCAACAATAACTAAATCATCCACAAGCTCCGGTTTTGCTCCTAACTGAATAGCTGACAATTTAGCTTCTGCAATAACTCTTGCTTCACGCTCTGTAACAAGTTCTTTTGTTGTTGCTGTTAATGCATCATCCTTTTTCTGTAAATCAGTTTTGTTTGCTTCTTCATCCTCTTTTGCTTTCTTAACAATCGCTTGCAATGAATCCGAATTTTCAACTCCTAAAGATTTAAGGTATTCAGCAATCGCATCACCTTTTACTTTTTCAACATCAACATTATTATTCTGCTGTGTACTTGTCTGCTGATTTGTGTCATTGTTCTGTGTGTTATCGTCTCCGCCTGTTCCCTGTACATTGTTATCAATATTTTCTGACATTTGTTCTATTCTCCTTTATTATATAATGTTTGTAAGATTCTTTCCTCTTTCTTTAACTGTTTTTTCTTTTTCTCAATACCTTTTAGAATTCTCTCCTTGTTTGTCTCATTTGTTTCTACACTTGCACTTGCTGTTGCTTTTCTTATTTGTTTTTTCAAAATCAATGTTTTCTGATTATCATAATAAGAATCATATTGTTTTCCACAATTCGGACATACTAGAAAAGTCCTTGTTATGTTTTGTTTTCCAACTTGTTTGTTTTCTTCCTTTATCATTGGATAAAAGGATATTTGACACTTATCACATGTCACTTTCAATTATATCACCTCCTGTATACATTGTCAACTCTTTTATAAATATTTTTCCATTTTCATCATAAAAAGTTTTTCCTTTTGAAACTTCATTGAGCAACTTTCTTTTTTCATTAAGTTTCTTTATAAGTCTATCCTTTTTCTTTACCTCTCTAGGGCTCACAGTTTCCTTTTTAAGTCGTTTTCTCATTGCCTTGATAAATAGTGCCTTAATCTCTTTAAACGTCTGTATGGACTCATTATCATCTATCTGAACCACTTCGATTTCTTTACACCTTACACACTCAAAATACAAAATAACATAATGTTTTTTATCTTCGTCATATACATCTTTTTTCAGTAATGACTTTGAATCCAAACTGTTTACTTCTCCACATTTGTTACATACTCTTTTTACTTCCATGTTCTCTCTCCTGTTCTACATAAAGTCTAACGCATATCTATCAATCTCCGGGAACGTTCCTACTGGTGAATTATACCACATTCCGATTTTCTTAGCTATATCTGACATACTATCAGGAATCACAGCTTCAAATGTACACATCCCATTAGGATGGTCTAATGGGAGTTCTCCTTTAGGATACACTCCCTGTCCTAATCCATATTTATCTTCTTTAGCTCTGTTCTCACATATCCTACAAACTCTCCCATGAAAATTACTTGTTATCCATCTATAACCAATAACAAAAGGGTCATTTTTGTTTACTGCTTCAAAACTCTGTTGATATGCATGTGACACTAATGTTCTAGCAAGCCTTTGTGCATTGTAATCAACATGTCCGAACCTAAACTTATCATTTATTGTTTCTCCGACTTTGTTCGCCCTGCCACTGTTTACATCTGTTATTCTTGCTTTTCTAGTGCTATAGATTACTTTACTTGCCTTTCTTGCTTTTGGGTCTACATAACTTTCAATATCACGTGCTATCTCATATGCACTTTTTCCTTGTGCTGTTCCTATTGAAATTATCTTATTTATACTTTCCTGTGTTTGTTTGTTATAACCCCATATTGCTTTACTCAATGACCAATTATCTTGATATACATTCCCGGTTATTATATTTCTAACAACTTGATCGGGAACAAACCTAAATGCTTCATGTATGTCCGAATCTTTAAAACCACAATATTTTAAAAATGTTCTAGTATCATACACTACACTTTCAGAGACTGTTGTCATATTTCGAACAACACCATTTTTAATATCTTTATTTAATTGTTCAATTCTTTTTGTTATGCTCCGCTTTAGTAATATGAGGTTTTGTTTTTGCATGTTTCCATTACCCATGCTTGCTATTTGTTTTGTAACATCATGGTACAGATTCTCATACATTTGTTTTATATCTTTTTGCATCTGTGCTGTTGTTGTTTGTCTTACCTGTTCTGCATTTTTTAAACTGAACTTTTGTGCCATTTCTTACACCCTTTACTGTGTTTACATGTTTTCAAGTTTTGTTTGTGTTTCAATTTGTTGTACATTCTTTTCTACTTGGTTCTGTGTTCCAATATCATCAAGCTCACCTTGTACTTGTGTATTCATGCTCATGCTATCAAACATATTGTTTTCTATTGCTATTTGCATAAGTTCATCATCAATCTGTGCATCTGTTTTAAATTCATCCTTTCTCCACTTCTTAATGTATGACTTTCTACTTCTAGCATTTGCCGCAATCTCTGAAAGGTCTGATGCTTTTTCGTCATCTTCATCTTCCATCAATGCATAATGTTCTAAAATATTAATGTTATACTGTATTTCATCCAATCCTGTTAAAACATATCTTGAAACAACTTCATCTTTGTTTAGCATTGCAATATCCAAAATACATTCAACAACAAACTCTAACGCTGGAATCCACGCTTTCATCTTTTCATCACATCTTACTTGTAATGGATAATATAATGCTTTTAATGCTTTTCCGCTTGTTATTGTTCCAGCCATTGTTTCTTCTGAAATGTTTGGTATATCAACCTCTCCATACATTGTTGTTTTAATTCTATCAAGTGTTGTTTTAACACTCTCTGTATGATTCATTTGTGGTGCTAGTGTTCCCACTTGTGGATGTACTTCATTTTGGCTTTGTTCCGAACGTAAATCCCAATATGCACCAGCTCCACTACTTAGATTAGCTGTTGTTTCTGCATTCATATCTACTGTATAACGAATAGGATTCATTCCTTTTCTTTCACTGTCTATATCTGCATTTCCAAGTCTACTGTATCCAGCTTCATACATTACTAAATCTTCAATTTCAGATACGCCTAGCTTATCAATCAATGTTCCATCATTCAAAATAACAACTGCTGGGATATATTCCAACTCTGTTATCTGTTCTGCTACAACTTCCTGTTCTACATTTCCAAGTCCATTATACAGAATAGAACTAAAATGTATTTGTCCGTTTATTTCTTCATATCTGTTTACTAGATACTTCTTCTGATTTGTTTGTTTTGTTCTGTTCACACTTTCAAAACTTATAAACTTTGTTAATCTATCTGAACCGTAGTCTGTCTCATAATAGAACTGCAAACTGTTATAAAAATGTGCTTGTATTCCATCCTGTTCTGAAAAATCAACCAAACATGCTACACGCTTTCCGATAAAACAATCTTTTGCACTTTGTAACAATGTTCTCGAAAATTTACTGTTCTTTAAAACCTTGTTTACTAGTTTTTGATACTGTTGTACTTGTTCTGCGTTTTCTTCATCAACATAATTTTGTTGTATTAAAAAATCAGGTGTTTGGCTGAACATAAATCTTGCTTCTTTATCAATCAATGTTTTTGCAATCTTAAACCTAACATCTGATGCTACATAATCCCCTGCTGTTCCCTCTGTTATAAATTCAGCACCTTTTTTATAATCAATATAGTTTTGTTGTATCTGTAACAATTCTTGTATATATAAATTATATCCCTCTTCTATTTCATTTCTTAAAACAAAATAAGGAAAATTTCTTAATGCTTGTATTACTTCAACACTATGTTGTTTATTACTAGCCATATAATATTATACTCCTTTCTATTATATAATATATTATAATATATAAATATATATATGTCAATATTTATTTAATTAAATAAGCAATATTTGTTTTATGTTTTTATATATAACAAAAGGGTGGATTTCTCCACCCCATTAAATGTTTGTTTTAGAATAACTGGAATCTATCAATAGGAACACCATATGCACCAGCATATCCATCTTGTCCGCCTGTTGTTTCGTCATTATACTGCCATGAATAATATCCTCGCTTTACTGGTGATACTCTATACTGCGCTTTCTGCCAACTTCCTACTGGTGGATGATAAATAACTTGTATTGCATCAATAACTTTACCAACTCCGGCATATCCATTGTTACTATCATTCCAATTACAACCGGAAACATACGGTAGCCATCTTCCACCAAGAACATGGACTCTATAACTTACAGAACCAACATCACACTTAATTGCAATGTCTGTTATCTTTTTTCCTTGTACGCCAGCAAAATCTTGCAAGTTTCGAACAAATGGATATATTGTTCCACCCTCTACTCTTACTGCGTATGTGAAATTAACTGGAACGTTATAATGTCCTCCGCTTGCCTGTGGTTTCTGTGTTTCTGTTTGTTTTATTCCCTCACCATAATCAATATCACAGAGTTTCAATAAATGTGTAAACCTGTTTTGTGATAGCTTAGCAATTCTAACACCATATGCTGAACCATCTGCGGCAATGTATGTATCATCACCAAGATAAATTCCTATGTGTCCTTTCATCCATACTGCCCAACCAATGTTATTGTTTGTTCTTTGTGAGATTGGAATAACTTCTACTGCTGTTTCTTTGTATTGGTAACTACCACGCATTTTACCAGTGTACCAACTAATTAATCCACTACAATCTACACATACTTTTCCAGCTTTGTTGTCGTCACTGTACCAAACACAGTTAGAACCGTACGTTCTTCTTAACTCTCTGATTCTGTCCAGTGTTACAACTTCTCCTTTTGCTCCATAAATGTACGGAGTTCCTATTTTACTCTTTGCGAAATCAATTAACCCTTGTGCTGTTTTACTCATATGCCTCTATAACCTCCTAAAATGCCCCTAGAATCAATTTTTATATGCTATGCTATTATTCCTTGGCTTTTACCTCTTTAATGCCAGCAACACTTGTTAAAATACTTGCAATGCCCGCAACAATACTTGCTGAAATTACCATTATCCAATCTATATCATGAATAAAAATACCAGTTCCCATAATACCGAGTGCCGCCTGTGCCATTGTTTTAATAGCTCTTACACTTGCCGCCTTAAACCATTCAACAGTATTTACACTTGGTTTGAATACACAATTCTTAAACATGTTTTTTACCTCCATTTTCTAATCGACATAACTCTAATTCATGTTTTGCTTCTCCTATTTCTTTTTCATTTCTTTCTATTGCATCCCACTGTTGTTTCTGCCCTTTTCTTACGTGTTCTTTGTACTCTTCTATTTCTTTGTTTTGTTTTTCCAGTTTTTCATTTTGTTCTTTCATTTCTTTTGCTAACTGTTCTACTCTTAGTGTTAGTTCTGTCATTGCTTTTGTGTTCTCACTTAACGGTCTATATACTGCTGTAAATATTCCAATAAGTGAACTTAAGCCTAATACTACTATACCTATCATTTCTGCTGTTGTCACATTGCTATACCTCCATTTTTTTTAATTAATTAACTACAATCCTCTTTATAGTAGTAATTACTCATATGATACCTGTTTAAATGAGGTAGCATAATTGTCTGAATTTGCATTTTTTATCTTAACAGGAATCATATTCAACATACACATTGCACTGAACTGTTTTGTTGTATAAAAGAAATTAATAAACCGTCTATACACTTCGGCATTTAAATTCTCTTCTGATAAATCTACGTCACTAACTGATAAATCAAAATAGTTTTCTTGAATAGGACTAACATCATCAGTAACTATAGTTATAAATGGAGTGTATAACCACTTCCCTCTATTATCGTCTGAAACGTCACTCTTATATCCACTAATCCTAATTTTATTTCCTTTTGGTGCATATGTTCCACTATTTGTCAACCTTACAACAGCAAAATTTGTTCCGTTATCCCCACTAAAGCTTAATTTTGTTGTAACAGGATTTACATCATATAATTTTATGCCACATCTACCTGATGATATATCTATTACATTGCCATTTCCACGAATATCCAATGCATTCTTATATACCCAATCAAATACACAATCCTTTATCTGATTTTGCCCGCCAATGACAGTTATGCATTTTTCTATAATGCTGTCTGCTCTCAACTTTGTTACAATATTTTCACCACCCATTGATGATATGCAAGTACCACATTTATCAAATCTGATATTATCTATAATGTTGTCAGTGCCTATAATCATAGGCTCGTTTGTGGCTCTAAATGTAATATCTTTCGCGAGACCATAATCATGCATGTTGATACCTGTTTTTGAGAACCCAAACACATAAAGATTTTCTGCATGACCGTAATCATCAAAATTGATTCCAGATACATTCTGTTTGTTTACAGTACCAACAAAAGGCATCACATCCCTATCTGACAGAAAGACATTTCTGTTTTCTGTGAACGTATAAGCGTCAGAATATAATGTGATGTTTTTAAACAATGTGAAATAGTCACACGTTACGCAATATGTTTCGCTTTCTTGCGAATCAATAAGAGAAAAATCAAAAACAGTTCTGCTTCTTTCAGTAGCAGTAAAGGCAAAAGGCTCACCTATAACATTGACTCTTCCGTAAAAACGAATCGGTTTTGAAAACTTATATGTTCCACTCGGAAAGTAAAGATTTACGTTTTTCCATTTAAATCTTTCAATTAAATTTAGAACAGCGTCTGCGACATCTTCTCCATTATCTTTAATTCCATAATCAGCAACATTGATTTTTTTGATTTTTAAGTTAGCTATATCTTCCTTTAGTTTATCCACATTCCCTTCCAACGCTGTATAATCCTTCGGAATGCTCTCAAGTGTCTTATTTCCCTTAGTTTCGATCTGTTTGATTAATTTTTCTGTACTCTCTTCTGCTATGGCATTCATTACTCCGGTATAACTTGTTCCATCTTCATTTTTTACTCTTAGTTTGGATTTCTTTATAAATATACTCATGTGTGGTTTCTCCTTTCTGCGGTTGGTTTACTAAATTTTTGCATAGAGACGAGAGATTAGTCTCTCCTATTTTTTTACTTTATACCCCATTTAATTAATGGCTCATATCTTTTTAGTCCATTAATAACAGCATTTGCAAGTAGCCTTGCCCCTTTGTCGTTTGGGTGTACATTATCTTGTAAATATTCGGGTGCATTAAAAACATTTAAACCACTTTCACCATAAATGTCAATACATGGATACCCATATTGCGCACTTATAGATAATATTGCGTCTCTGAAATCTTTTAATTGCTGCCCCTGTGAATTTATTCTAGGGTAATTTAGTGAAACACCAGTTTCGACAACTGAACCGCCTATTGGTGTCATACATATGATTATAGCTTTTGGACATTTTGTTTGTAGCTTTTTTAACGTATGAGCATATGCAGACATAAAATGCGTATCATCGAAACTTCCCGAATCATTTGTATCTCTTAAAGAGCCAATAGTAACTTTAGCACCAAAATCATTTAACCCACCAAAAAATAATATTACATCTGAATTTTCGGGTATGGTTTCAATTCTTTCATCTGTAACCATTGGCTTGTTTGGTGTTTGGTCATTTTCTAAGTCTGCGGTTACATTAGCAACTGTACTTCCACCAACTCCACAATTATGCAAATAGCATTTGAAATAATCTTGAACGTAATTAAACCATTTTGATTGCGCTGTAATGCTGTCACCAAACACAGTAATTTTTTTACCTGCGTACCAATACATTTCTCTTTCTGTTGTAATACCTAGCCAATATTTTTCCATTACTTCAACAGGTGTGCCACTTTCATTTATTGTGACATAATACATGTTCCACATATTTTGTTTATCTTTTTCAATAACAGCTTGAGATACCCTTGCATATTTTGCACCATCAGGGATTATTCCTACTGTTGTTGATGTGCCATTTTGACCTCCTTGTGGAAACGGAATAGGATTGTCTTTTGAATAATAAAATCTAGTATTAATAGATAATATTTTATTTGAGTTAATTTGACATATTAAATATTTTCCAATATCATTATCCATTAATTCTATATATCCGCTTGTTACATAGTCTGTTTTTGAGGAATCTACAGTTCCATCTAAAGAAAGTCTGCCTATGACTTCTAATTCGGGATTCCACAAATTTGATGAAGCCTTATAATATTTATTTAAAAAATTTGCTTCTCTTTTTTCTTCAAATTCGTTTATTTTTTTACTGCTCCATACTGTATTTTCTGATATATTGATATCGTCAACTGGCTTATATTCTGTAGGAATATCATCTTCTGATATAATTGTATTTTTTAATTGCTTATAACCATATGGCAGTGAGGTATTCCTATATTCATATTGTACAACAATCAAATTTGTAGACGTTCCATAAATAGAAATATCTGCAAATTTTGCGTTATTAGGTGTTGTAAATTCATTCACCCATTCACTAATTGAATATGTATTACCAAGAAACTGTCCTTTTGCATCATAATAATTTATATATCGAACGCCTTTTAAAGATGTTTCAACATTATCACATATGGCATAATATTTTGTACTAGGCAATATAGGCGTTTTTTCATATACAGAATAATTAGTAGCTTCTATTAACCCACCAAGTGAGGTATTACCGCGATATCCATTTTTTCTGTTTTTTCATCAATTATATTAGCTCTAGGAGATGAAATAAACGTGTTATCTATATCTTCCTTGAGAGAATTAAATTCCACCATATCCGGCACTTCCACTTCATCATCTTCATCTGAAATCCATACATTATTGTTCGGGTCTGTTGGCTGTTCTTTCTGACGGACAACAAGATTCTCCCTTAGTTTTCTTACCTGCCCTCTCATGGCGTCTCCAATGTTTTTATGAACTTCTCCATCTACATCCGTTCTTCCATCTGTAACTTCTTCTTTTAAATTATTAACATCTTTTAGCGTTTGTGTATAATCGCTTGGTATTGTTCCTATTACTTCTTGTGCTTTCTTTTCTAACTCTGCTTCAAGTTGCTTGTAATAGTCATACGCTTCTTTTTCTTGCTCCTGTGTTCCACTTACTTCCAACCCATCCAATACTATTCCATTTGCAAGCGTAGTATTCCATTCATTTGTTATAATGCCATCCGTTCCTGTTTTAATCGCACAAACAATAAAAGATATAATACCCTTATATGCTGTTACTTTTCTGCTTAGTTCCCAACTGAATGTTACATAATCTTCTCCATCTGTTTTTAAATCTGTTACAATATATTTATCTCTTCCGCTTTCCAATCCACTCGCATTTTGATAAATAACTCTTAAATCTAGTTTGCTTAAGTCTATTCCATTTCCAACAAACCTTTTACATCTGAAATATTTTCTTTCACCTTTTTCATCACTCATTACACCGAATATTCTTTCTGTGTCTGGAATAATCATTGTTCTTGTATCTGCATCTATCTCTATTACGTCATTTGTTTCTGTTAATGTTACCTCTGCTACTTCTGCCATATTTAATAATTCATCTACACTAGGCACTTTACACACCTCCTTTATGTTTGTTCTATATATGCTCTATTTGTTGTTATTCTTGTTTTGTTACTTTTTCCTGTTAGTTCAAAATAAAACATACTACCATGTGTTACATTTACTGGCACTGTTACTCTATCTTGTATGATTTCGTTTGTTTGTTTTCCATCTACATCATAGAAACTTATAACTCTTTTTGTTCCTTGCCATTCTTGGTCAAAATGAAACACCAAACACAAATAATTGTCCGAACCTCTTACAATGTTTTCAAAATCACATTGTTTGTTTCTTCTTAGTAACTGTCCAGTAACATCAAAGTGTAATTCTCTCATTCTTTCCACCTCGCCTAATTATTCCGCTTGCTACTGTTCTTTCTACTGTTTCATCGTGTTCTATGTTCAATGGTTCTGAATCATATGTTGCAAATACTGGCTCTCTTTCCTCAATTACTGCCATGCACAACTCTATTCCATTATAAATTCCACAACTATAATCATCACCAATGTTTTGTTCTTGCATTCCTTTTAGCTGTTTTATACTATTCTTAATTGTTTTTAACTTCTTCCAACTTCTCAACATTCTTAACACCTCCTATAAGCTTCTATTTACCGCCTATATGCCATTTTATTTACTTAGCCTATAAATACTAACCACTCTTGCTATTTGTCTTTATTTGCTTAATATCAGCTACTGTATACTGATCTAACGCATACCATAAGGCGCTACGTTACTCCGATAGGCTTTTTATCCTATCCTCTTGCAGTTTCTATTCCTACAAGTCTAGCATACCTATTAACTTCTTATAATTCAAAATACGAACTTTATATTTTCCTCTTACTGTCCAATTCTTCTGAATAGCTTGTGTTATGTTCACTTTATTATTGAAGAATTTCATTGCTTCTGTTTTTGAATAGAAATAATACTTTTTATGAGTTTCAATGTCAGTTATAACGATTGAATGATACATGCTTTTTTTATTTATCTTTAGCACTCTTTCTAGATTTGTATCTTGTAATAAATAATACTCTCTGCATCTTGTATTCAATCCTCTAAATGTTCTATGCAACTCAACTTGTGCTTCTTTCATATTTGTATAAGCTCCTACAAAATTCAATCTGAAATCATACACATAGCATTTGCCTTTTCCATTTGCATCCCACATTTTCTCCACAGTGTTTTCGTTAGCCATGTTTTCTTTTTGTGTACACCATCTAAGATTGTTTGGTTTGTTATTCAATTTGTTTCCATCTATATGGTCAACAATGTTTCTTTCTTCTGTATGACCTTTTACAAATGCATAAGCCATCAATCTATGTACAAAACATTTTTTCCATCTTCTTTCGCCTTGTAACTTTAAAGCTACTTGCTTATATCCACTGCTATTAAAACTCTGTACTAATTCCATTCCATCTTTTCCATAGACATTTCCATATATGTCTATTTCATATATATCTAATACTTGTTCATATTCTGTTGCTAATGTATTTACTTTCTTTCTCTCATACATCACTGGCAACCTCCTTTATAATATTGTCGCAATAGCTCTTGGGAACATTATTCTTTCGTCAGTTCCTATGCGTTGCACGTGTCAAACAGCCATACGCTGTGAGACTTCCGTTCTGGTCTGCATTTCAGCCTTTCCAGTTTTTTCTATCGCTTTATACACGCCTAGTCTTGTGGTATTGTTAAACGTGTGAGCATCTATATTAAATTCATCATATATCACATTGCCTTTTGCATCTCTCGCATATGTCAAATCTTTCAATTCTTTTATTGTGTTTCTACACTTAGGAGAACAGACAATCTTCTTAAAGCGTTTCATCTTCTTTGTGTTTTGTAGCCTACTTCCTACATACTTCTTACAAGCATACATATTGAATCCCTCTTGCCTGTAATATTGTATTGCTTTTGGCTCTGCTGAATCCGCAAATATAGGTTTCTTGCAATTCTCTGCTCTCCGTTTTATTCTTTGTACTCCATCCAACAAAATGAATTTGTTATCTGTTATATGATTTCTGTATACTTCATCATAAATGTAAAGTATTTTATTTTTATCATCTACTGCACAACTAATTAATGCATTATAACTCGTTTCAAAACCAAAGTCCAAACCAAAGAAGTGGTACTTACTTGGTATGTTTGTTATTGTATTTGTAAACTGTTTTGCGTTTGTTGCAATCGTAAATTGTGGTAAAACTCTTGTTCCACTTGCTCCGAATCTTCCCCACCTTGCTACTGCCCATAAATGTGGGTCATTAATCTTTAATCCATCAAGACGCTTTATATATGATGCTGGCAAGAAAGGGTTATCGTCTGCAATACTATGATGATAATATACTCCATTCTTTTTATTTACAAGTGTTCTTCTTTTGTATATCTCCTGTTCTTCCTGTATTACGTGTTCTTTTCCTTTATCATCTGTATGAACAAAGAATGTATTGTATACCCAATTCTCTTTCCCTACTGGGTTTGTTGTCATGATAAAATGTAGTGACATTTTAGGCTCTCTGATACGTCCTAAAAGTTCTGTATAAGCATCATAACGTATTTCACTACATTCTTCCATCCAAACGATAGAAACACCATGTATGGACTTTATCTTCTCTACATTGTCCATTCCTCTAAATATAATTCTGCTACCATTTGAAAATCTCACTTCCATTGGTGACATAACCGCTACAGCCTTTCCATTCTTAGGCAAATGCTGATTAGGTAACGATTCATCGCTTAACATGTTCATCTTTTCTAATATTTCTTTAAACAATGCAAAACATGATTCTTTTATTGTTCCATATACTTGCCTTACAACAAGGCATGTTCTTCTTTCTTCTAATAGTTTTAATATAATTTTAAGTGCGACATGATAACTCTTACCACTACCATATCCACCGAATAAAAGGTATTGTTCATAATTCCAATCTGTTAAAAAAGTGGAGAACCTTTTCGAAACATCAATATTAACATCCATGCTTCTTCTCTCCTTTTGTTTTAATTTGTTTGTAATAGCAGAAAAGGACAGATACATCACTGTGCATCTGCCTTTCTGTTTGAATTAATTATACCATATTATATTTTATACGTCAATGCTTTACTTGAATATTTTATCTAAAATATCTCCAAGATTATTAACTACTTTATCCATTGTTTTAAACAGTTCTTCATAAGATTCTCCATACACTTCTTTCATGCATTCATCTCTGTGATTAATAAGATTCTCAAGTGTTGCATTTTTCATTTTCAAATCTTCATCTTTAATTTCGCTCATGCATATCACTGAACCGATTGCATTCATAATTGTTGCTTGACTTTCAAGCAGAGTGTCAATCTTTCTCTTTAATACATCTAACTTGCTTTCTTCATTAATTTCTTTTGTTTCTTTCATTTCTTCTCTCTGCTGCTCACTTTTACTTTCAACAACTTCAAACACTTCTTTTCTCCATTTAATTACATTCTCTAAATGGTATGAACCAAACCCAATGTTATGATACTTTCTTCCAACTTTCCTATACATAATTTCATAATATGGCTTGAGTTTACTGTCTACAAGAATCGCATCATCTACAATTATCTTAATATCATACACTGGTATTTTCTTTTCATATTCACACATGTTTTGTACTTCCTTTCTGAAATAGATATTTATTTGTTTTCTTTTAGGCTTTACTACCTAATGGAGCATGTGGGACTCGAACCTACAACTTACCGCTTATGAGGCGGTTGCTCTACCATTGAACTAATGCTCCTTATGTGTTGCTTTCATGCGCTTGAACACTACTCACAACACTTTAGCAAGAAAAGAAATTTGGTGTGCACACTGTAAAGGTGTGCAACTACCTAGGTTGGATTCGAACCAACGAATGCAGGAGTCAAATTCCTGTGCCTTACCACTTGGCTACTAGGCAATGTTATTGTTTTCATTACGGCAATAACTACTCACAATAACTTTTATGAAAGAAATAATTTTAAACTGTGTTTTAATGACTTTAACACCTGTCAAATGTTCTCAATCTCCTCTGCAAGTTCCTTTGATATTTTAAAATCACTTCTTCTATAGCACTGTTCTAAATCATCATAATATGTTCTGCCAATACACCATATGCTATATGCCTGGTCTGACATGAATAAAATGAAATCATTATTTTTCAATACTACAAACGGAACATAGCTTGTTCTGAATCTAGTCAACTTTATGTTATCCATGTTGTGTTCACAATACTCTAAGAAGTTTGTTTGCGCTATTCTCATTGTTTTATAAACTCTAACCCTAATCATGTTTCTTATTCCTCTTTACAAATTATTTTACATAACATAATATGTTATAAAACAGAACCTTGTTGATTCTGAATTATGAGATTTTACTGTATATCCTTTTCCGAATCTGCCAACATAAGGTTTTGGTTCTTCATTGTTTTTAACTGATACATAACCTCTACATAATGCTGTGTGATGTTCTTTATACTGTACTCCATTTACTAACATAATTCTTATCTCCTTATCTGTTCTTTGTTCTCTTTGTTTCTTTCTGATTATATATTAACATAATTACTTGTGTTTGTCAACTACTTTTTTAAGACTTTTACTCTTTTTGTTATGTCTAAATCAAATTCATCAATAACAAATAACTTTCCATTCTGTTCATTTTCAAACACATTTACGATTGTTGTAATGTCACAACCAAATTCATCTATTACTGTATAATTTGCTCTGTTTAATTTTTTCATATCTTTGTTTTCTCCTAGTTTGTTTACTCTGTTTTTGTTTTCCTTAACTTTGATTATATTATAACACAATATAACAGAAAGTCAATAACTAAATTTAAATTTATTTAAGTTACAATAACTATTTATAATAATATTTATATATTTATATAATAAAATAAGCACCCTTAAATGAGTGCTTAAAACTTCTTGTATTTGTCTGATATTATTTTAGGTGTGCAATTATTCCATGAAACATTATGATGTAAACGCATTGTTTTCTTTGTTCCACCCATCATGCTTACAGTTACACAACTAGGACAGCATATAACACTATAAAAACTTTTAACATACGTTCCCAAATCTAAATATATATCAGTTAGTCCTTTTTTTATTCTTTTGCGTTTGCATCTGCTCAATAACAACATCTGTATAGGTTAAAAAACAGTTTTCCTTGTGTTCCGTACAGACAGTACGCATTTGTATCTTCGTTTATCGTTCCTAAAAACTTAAACGGTCTATTTGTTTTACAGAAAAAACTATTCATTGCCTTACGCAATATTTTCTCGTAATACCGCTTATTATCCTTGCCACCAATAAAATCACCACCTTGAGCAAAAGCAACCGTGTATGCGCCTGTTACATCCATATAATCAACCATTATGTCAAATAATGCATCTGCGTTCTCAACTTTAACATTCTTGAACTTGTTCTCTGAAACAACTTTAAATGCTAACTGTGTATAATCATCATCCAGCACTAAAAAATAATCATAATCTAATTCTTTAGCTATATCCCAACACTTATTGCGTGCATACAAAACAATATTATGTTTTTCAAAATTGTCAATCGTATCGCATTGTTTCATTGCTTCCGCTTTATTAAAAATATAGACATTGTTTTTACCGTAAATTCTTTTGTAATCTTCTTCCATCTCATCTTCATCATCTATAACAAGGACAACCTTTCCAGTATATCCAGCTTTTTTCAATGTCTTTAATGTTTTAACGTTGCTCGCCCTACCATGTGTCAAGATAAAAACAACAAAACTTTTATGCTTCATCATTATCACCTCTTAACAACGCCACTTGCTCGCTCATTTCTACATATCCTTTTGCAATAGCATCTTCAAAATCAATAATAACAAGTGCGCTATCTTCCATAAGCTCTTGCATTTCCTTATCTGCATTCGCGTAATATTCAGCAATCTTGGAGTAATTAAAACATAGATGTCTATAAGCACCATATCTTAAAAACTTCTTTTCCTCTTCCGAAACATTACTTTGCTTTATTTTATGTAGCAGTTCTTTTACTTTACCAGTGTCAACTAGTTCTGATATACTTGGTGTTTCTCCTTTTATTTCATACTGCGGAATATTCGTTTTCATTGTATACTTTTTTTTCTTCCTCTTCTACATACTCACCAAAATCAAAACCAAATAGTTTCATTTGTTCTTTGTCAAGTTCTTCAAGTTCCTGTGCTAATAAAACATCATCCCATTCACTTTCATTTAGTTTATTATCTACTAACCTGTATGCTTTTATTTGTTCTTCTGTTAGGTCTTCCAAACAAACTGTGGGTACTTGTTTTAACCCTGCTTTCTTTGCTCCTAGTATTCTACCATGTCCAGCTACTACACTATTATGTTTGTCTATTATTACTGGCTGTGTAAAACCAAACTCTTTAATGCTGTTTGCTATTTGTTCTACTTGTTCTTTACTGTGTTTCTTTGCATTCTTCTTATATGGTTTTAGTTCTTCCATGTTCTTCTATCCTTTCTTATGTTTTATTATATATATGTTCTATACTTCTTTGTTATGCTTGCCTTTGTTCTGTTATGCGTTTGTTCTATGTTTTACTATATAGCTTTTTATTATTCACATGGTGTTCTATGTTTTACTTACATATAGCTTAGTAGCTTACCCATGTATTTTACGCTTTTAACCTTACAATTTTTTAATGCTAATAACATTATACTTTTATGTTTTGCTTCATGTATGTTTTCTGCATAGCATATTGTTTTATTTGTTTGTTCTGTTTCCTTACCAAAATCATCTAGCTTTGTATATATTACTAAATACTTACTTTGTTTTTCTTCATCCATTTGCATATTTAATTTTTCTAATTCTTCTTTTGCTTTTAAATATGTTTTATTAGCAATACCCATTCTAAACCTCCTATCTGCCTTTTCTAACCATTTTGTTTATATGCGCTTATACTTTATAGAGTATGTGATTTAAAACGCTTATATAGGCTTATTTACCGCCATATACATCATTTCCCCATTCTTCCTCTTCGCTTTCTTCTTCAAGCCAATCTGTTCCATTTTCTGCATTCCAGATTTCTTCATCATCCTGTTTGTTTGGTTCATATACATCACCTTGTGTTATAAGGTTGATTGTTACTTCATTCTGTACCTTACCTGTTTGTTTGAACATATCTAACTTATCCATCATTGAAACAATTTCTTTGATTGCTCCAACATCACCAGTTAAGCCTTTTTTAAACAGTGCTACCATTAATAAGTTTTGGTTTGTTAATTCGCCACTTTTGAAACCCATATGCATTAAAACTTGTTTTTGTTTTTGTGTTGTTATATCCATTGTTAGTAACGCTTTCATAGCTTGCTGTAATGCCATTTTTTCTTCACGTTTCTTTTTTCTTGCTTCAACACCTAACTGTCCAATCCTTTTTCTTTCTTCCGGTGTTCTCTCATTCATTGGAATTAAGTTTTCTACTCCATTACGCAATACTTTTGGAGACTTCTTATTTGTTGACATTTGTTTCTGTTCACACTCCTTTTACTTTTTGTTCCATAATATCAAATAAGGCAAGGAAGTTCGCTTTGTTTTGCTTCTCCCTCACCAATATTTCTTTTTATATAAAAACAGTGAACATATAAAACTAATCAAGTGTACGAGGTTTATGTATACGAACGAAATTATTTTATAAGTACAAACATGGCTTTTTATTGTTTTATTTTATACATCCACTGTTTTTATCCTTTTATATTTTGGCTAACATTTATGGCTGTTACTTATACATTCCTATCATAGAATATTTCCTTAGTTCCATTTTATTATAGCATGTTACTATCTATTTGTCAATGTAAAATTTAATTTATTTTGCTTTTATTTGTGTTTCCTTTGTTTGTTTTGCCTAAAAAGTAAATCTCTTTCTTTCTTAGCTTTTATTCTTTCTGCTTTCACCTTTTCATTTGCTTCATAGTATTCTAAATACTTGGTACACGTTTCATGGCAATGTAATATTCTTTCTTTGCAATCCTTACATGGACTATGTAACATCATATCAACCCTTTTCTCCTTAAGTAATCCTCTACATCACATAAATATAATATTGCTTCCTGTGTATCCTGTTCCCTAATACTTACTATTCCATCTGTATCTTTTACTGTGTACCTGTATTCTGATATTGGGAATCCCTCTTTTGTTTCGTTCTTTAACTTTCGCTTTACTTTTGTTATAAAGTTTAATATGAATACTACAACCAATGTTATTACAATGCTTTCTAATGCCCCTATATGGCTTTTTATCAGCACATATGGAAGTAATATATAAATAATACATACAAGTTCTTCAAAATGCCCTACAAGCCAATTACGAGCCTGTACAATAGTTTCCTTTGATGAACTTGCTACTGCTTCAAATAGTTTACTCATAATACCTTGCCTTTCAATCCCATTTTTAATGTTTCCAATTTTGTTTCAAGCCTTTTTCTATATGGTGGAGTTTTACACACTTCACATCTGTATTTATTTTCTTTGTTAAAAAACGCTCCAGCAAACTCTTTGCATATTTCACAGTTATGCTCAAACACTTCTTTTTCATCTGCCATGACATATACTTCTAATTCTACACAACCAATTCCACTACTTTCATTTTTCTTTATATTGTAGCTTATGTTTTTTGAATTATTCTTTGCTACAATGTTTGTTGATATCCATTTACAACATTCAAGGTATGCCTGTTTCATTGTTTTAGCTTTGAACTGTTTACTTATAATCTTTTCTGCTATTAACATGGCTTTAATCCTCCGATAACTCTTGCTTTGCTTCTACTGCACTTCTATCTGCAAGCTCATTTAGTGGGTCTCCATTATGTCCTTTTATGTGTACCATGTTTATCACCATTTTCTTTTCATACACTAACTTGAACATCTTTTCCCATATGTGTTTATTTTTCACTGGCTTATCATCTTTTGTTTTCCATCCGTTTTTATACCAGTTTAAAAGCCACCCTTTTATTATAGCATTCACAACATACGCACTATCACAATATACTGTCACCTTTTTTGCTTTACTCTTAAAGGCTTTTACTAATGCCATATACACTGCTGTTAATTCCATTTCATTGTTTGTTGTGTTTCGTTTGTTCCCTTTTGTTACACTTGTTTTGAATCCGCTGTCACATTTTACAAGTTCAACATAGCTCCATCCACCTATACCGGGGTTTCCACTACAAGCACCATCTGTATAAAATATCAATTCTTTCATTCATTTGTTCCTTTCTTTGCATCTGCTTTAATGTCTGCATATAATTTCACAATAATCTTTGCAACTAACTCCCACAATGTTTTACCATACACTGTTCCAATCCAATCATGCTTTTCTCTTACCTTTATGCAACAGCATGAATAGAATACAAACTTTCTTGTTTCATTAAGCTGTTCATAATATGGCATAAAACTCTGTGTTCTGTAGTTATATCTTATACAAATTCCTTGCATTGCTTTTTCTAATATTTCAAGTGGTGCAATCTCTGTTTTTGTATAGTTTTGTTTTTCAAGCATCTTTGCAACTGGTTTTACTTTCCAAAGAAAATTGTTTAACGTTTTTATGTTCTCCTGTTTTGTGCAATCTAAGTTTAAAATCTCTTCTGTTTTCATTGTTTTATTCCTCTTAATTAAAAAAGGCAAGAAATAGAACACTTCCTACCTCCTGCCTTTTATCAACATCTATGCAACGTTTGTTTTATTTATTTGTTTGTTTTAGATTTCCCAGTCATCATCTTCATCATCCTCTGCTTCTTCTGCTTCGGACTCTGCATCAGCGGCTTTCAGAAGTTTAACATATGCATCTGCTTTCATCTTTGTTTTTGCTTTGATGCCACGTTCTTTACACATTTTGAAAAGCTCCATTGCTGTTTTACCCTCATACGGGTCTTTCTCTTCATCATCCTCTGTACCCCAATCATCATCTTCATCAACTGGCTCTTCTTCTTTCTTAGCCTGTTTCTTAGATGTTGCTTTAGCTTTCTTTGTTTCTTTCTTAGGCTCTTCCTCGTCAAGTTCACCTCTGTCAAACTTTTCAAGAAGTTCAATCAGTGCATCTTTCTTTCTTGATTTACACTTAGAAGAGATTCCTCTTGCACAACACAACTTGTAAAGGTTTGCACCTGTCATATCAGTGTAGTCAAGTTCATCGTCCTCTACTTCTGTTTCAGCTTCTTTTGTTTCCTCTTTTACTTCTGTTTCAACTTCCACACCATCTTTAAGTCCTGTCTCAAGAACTCTTGCTGTTACCTTTGGAAGTGCTTTAAGAATTACAAGAATCTTATCTCCCGCAACTGCTACCTCTCTTGTAAGCATTGGATAACGTGAACCAATCTCACAGATGTTTTCTTTGTTCTTTCCCTCAATAATTTCTTTTGCCGCTTCATAGGCTGTCCAATTCTTTGCCATTTTTCTTTCTCCTTTTTTCTCTTTGATTTTGTCTTGTTTGATTTATTTTGTTTACTCTTAAATATTAACATATTGTTTATGTTTTGTCAACAGTTATTTAAACTTTTTATTTGCTTTCTTCTTCGGACTGTGTTCTAACATCAATGAAAGGGTCTACAAGTCCAACAGCTTCACATGCTTCTAAAACACAATCTGCTAAAGCAATTAGACCATCTTCATCAAGGATTCCCAAACTGCCTTTAAGAAATACCTTTGTTTCTTTTCCATCTTCTTCTGTTACAAGCTGTTCTGCAACACTATAACCTACTTTGTTTGTTTCACTGTTGTATGCTTCTGAAATCACAACATTTCTTCTGTCCTTAAAACGCTTTGAGGAAAGTTCTCTGAACGTTAATCTTCCCATTCTTCTCCACCTCCCTCTTCTCCATTATCTGGAAGTTCTAATACTGCCATAAATTTAAGCATAATATATTCTTCATCAACCAATGAACAAATGTTATCTAAGTTTACATTTTCCACAAGTGACTTAAATGGTATTGTTGCATTTCCATCTTTGTCAAAGTTAATTGCTCCAATAGTAAACATACCTAAATTTACTGCTCTACTTGTAGCTCCTTTTGCATGTAAAGTAATGTCATTGTTTAATCCCTGTAATAACTCTACACTTGTTAAGATTTCATCATATCGGAGTTTAAACTTAACTTGTACTGTTTTGTTTTTTCCAATAGTTAAACCCTCAAAAGTTGCTATCCCTTTTTGTTGTAACTTTCTTTCCACTGTTTTGTTTTTCTCCTTTCTGTTCTAAACTTCTGTTCTTGTTTTCTTCTTTCTTGTTCTTTTTGTTTGAAATAGTTATTTCTAGCATTTATGTTATGTTTTACTTTATTAACATCTATAACATCAATACTTTGTTTTGTATTACTATTTCTCTGTGTTGAGTTAGAATCTAAGCTGTTTAACTTATCTGTGTTGGGCATGAAGCTAACAGCTTCAAAACCCCCTCTTTCTTTCTCCCCCTTATAATACTCTTCTTCATTTTGGTTGTCAATACCCTTTTTGCAGATTTTATATTTTTTTAAGAATTCTTCATCTTCTTCTGCAAGTTTATTTATTACATCACGCTCTATAAGCTCCCTATATGCCTGTATATCCTCTTCTTTTATTGCAACCCATACTTCATCCCTGTTAATGAACTGAAAGGCAAATAAAGGTATTTTATGCGCTTCTAAAGCATGATGCTCTAATACATGTAATACACTTTGTTTAATACTGAAACTTTCATGGTCTGTGCTTTTAAGCTCACAAAGGAAATGCCTGTTTTCTCCATCGCATTTCTCTATCCATCCAGCACCACTGTTTCTTGTAGGTTTTAAACCTAGCCTGTGCATTACTTCTGCTTCATTCTTTCTATACCACTTTGTACTACGTTTATTCATGTTTTGTTAATACCTCACACTGTTCTTTTTCTTTCTCTTTCTTCTGTTTCTTTCTTACACTCTTCTTCGCACTCACACATCGTACAATCAATAACATCACAATATGTTCCGAAACAATCATGTTTTAATATCTCTTCCCTTATATCTCTTAATTTTGTTCTTTTATTTTCACAGCTTGCTACCATTTCCAAAACATCTACAATTTCCTGCGCTGTTATTGAATCAATATTAACGCGTCTATTGTACTTAGTACTTATTTGTATTTCCTTTTTTAATTTTTCAACATAAGTATTTATGTTATATTCTTTCTCAATCTTCATCTGTTTCACCATCCTGTTCTTTTAGTTTTTGTTTTGTTAATGCTTCAAGGTACTTGATATACCCTAAGCCTAACCTATGTGTGCTTTTTGTTCTATAATTCTTTCTTGCTTCATTGAGTTCTGCTGTTCCAAACAAGTCACGGAACTTAGTTTCTGTTTGTACTATTACATAGCTATAGTTACTTCCTTTTCCATTTAACATTTATTCTCCATACCTCCATTCTAAAAAATATAATCTTCTTAAAATAGCATTTCTAAGATTTATACGTGCAACTTTATTGAGCTTTTTAATACATTTCGCCATGTATTTTCTTAATTCATTTACACATTCTTCTAAAATATCACACTCTTCATACATTGCTTTATTCATATCTCCATTCTAAATGTGCTACTATATACATCTTTTTCATAATAGCCTTTCTAAGCTTCATATATGCCCCTATATTGAACTTTTCTCTGTGAGTAATACAATTTACTATGCGATTAATTAAATAGTCTAGTTTGTCCTCTACTGTGTGGTAATCATTACAATACATATTCGTAGTGTTCCATTTCTTTATTGGACAATATACACAACGAGTACCATCCCAATTAACATTACCTCTTCTGAACTCTATTGACTGTACAACATCAGCAATATAACAAGCTGAACAGATACAAGACATTAGTAAATTGTTCTTTTCCTGTTCTGTTATCTGTCCTCTAACAAATAAATTAAATAATGCTGTTCTTTTTAATGATGTAATATATAATGTTTCTATTTGTTCTTTGTTTGCTCTATAATATTCAATAGGTTCATTTGTTCTAGCCGCAAATACTTTTATTACTTCTTCCCAAAGCATTATATGTATTTCATTATACCTTTTTAATATGTTTTGTTCCATGTTTGTTTTACCTCCCTATTGTACTTTTGTTATTTCTCCTACACATTCGCTAACATATTTACAACCTAAACAGCTAAAGAACTGACATCCTCTATCACTAGCTTTCCATATACATGCTAAACAATTACCATTCCTGCATTCCCATTTCAAACAAGGAAGATTATTATGCCTTTTTAATAAAATATTTATTGCGCCTTCCATTCTTTCCTGTTCTATGTCTTTCTGTGATTGTTGTTTATTTACCATTTGTTTTACCACCTACTTCTTCCATATGCTATCATTTACTGTCCAGTGTCTTATTTCTCCATCCCACCATTTTGTAATTTGTATTTTACTATCTCCGCTTCCAGAACATGCCTTATCTTTCAACATTTGTTCTAAATCAAAATCGAAAAGAAAATGTTCTGATGGTGGTTTCACTCCAATACTTCCGCAAACTGCACATCTTCTTTGTCTGCTATATTCTCTGTCCATTGCGTTTTTATATTCTCTTTTATCTAAATTGTTTAATTGTCCATCATACCACACAAGAAGTCCATGAACACTTTCTTCTTTATTTCTGGTCTTATGACCTTTTCTTTGCATTTCTCTTTTTTGTAGTTGTTCTTCCGTTAATTCATAATCTCTTTTTACAATACGACTTTTTCCTCTGCAATTTCTTTCAGTTCCACTAAACGTATTTCTTATTTTGTTACCTCGTTTTCTATTCTTTTCTTTTACATACTCAAGACTATAGTATTCTCTTCTCTTTCTTCTACCTTTTTCACTTTTTAAATAATCACAAATTCTCCTTGATGCACATTTTTTACAATAATGATTAAGTCCATCACTTGATGTTTTACATTTACCAAACATTTCTATAGGTAATTTCATTTTACATTTAGGACATACCTTTGTTCCTTTTTCAAAATCTGCTTTCATTTTGTTTCACCTATTCACCTTTTATAATTTGTTTTGCTAGTTTACCAATGAACTGTTTGTCCATTCCATTCAGCCGACTAAACAAATCAAAACCTGTTGTTCCATCAAAATCATAGAAAACATATCCATACTGTGTATATACTCTTAATGTTTTTTCGGAATATTCTTTTTGAAGTTCTACAAGCTGTTTTGATATTTCATCAAACTTTTTATCACTCCATTTAGGACTATCCTCTTCATAGTATAAATAACTATGTATTAGAACAACCCTTTGTAAGAAATCTATTTTTAATTTATCTGTCCAATATGCTGGAAAAGTATACATTTGTTATACCTCTTTTGTTATTATATTTTCTTCTAATCT